AATGAGGATCAATAACTTCTATTATGGAATTAGAGAAATCTTTGTAAGTGATAATGTTATTTAATAACTGAATTTGAAAAGTATTTCCTAAGTATCCGAAGTTTTTTTTGTCTGACATATTATATAGATTTTGTTCCTTGTTTTAGATAAATATAGTTAAGCGAACGAATAATTAAGGTACTGATAAGATAAATTTTTATCTGATAAAATGTCAGTTAATTCTCTTAAAATGTTTTTTATGTCTGGTCGTATGTCAAGGGTATATCTTACCTTTGGTGGGTATAGTTTCGCGTCAATTACTCTATGACAAATTGTCTTATTTCCGACCTTTAAGATTATGTTAAATATCTCAGGTCCATCTGTGTTTGATGTTTCTAAAACGCTTGGGTCTTCTTCAATTTGGTATCTGTTGTCTAACATATATACCATACACTTGTTTCTCAATTTTGTTTGAAGTGACTCAGATAGATACTTAATGTACTCATACAATTCAACTGAACTTTCAGCCTTTTCATGATATCCTTTTACATTAAAGAATCTTTGTACCACAAAATTGTTGTTAAGTGTAATTAGAAACTCAACCTTTGTTACATCATTCTGCTCTTTCATAATTTTACTTTTTTGTTTTAAACTTTGTTTTTTCTTTTCTTGTTAACTTTAAAAATGGTTTTAAAAAATATACCCACTGTTCATCCCCTTTTGGTAGGTATTTAAATAATCCGTCCTCCATCATCATTCGAATTAGATTTTTATATCCTCTTCCGTCAGGATCCAATGACTCAGAGTAATAAGAGTGTACTAATTCTTTTCCTTCTTCACTAATTAGTGGTTCCGATAAATCCACAATCTTTTTATTGATTTCAAAAAACTCGTCACCAAAAATACCTTCTTTTGTTTTACCCGTCAGTAAATTTTTTAAAGCGGTATTATCTTTTTGTTCTTTTAGGAGTTCTTCACCTTTTTGTAAAATATCGGAAAAACTAATCTCTTTATCAAGTATCTCAGGAAATAGTTTGATTAATGTTTTTTCACCTAGATAATAGATACCATCTATATTATCTGATTTGTCACCAGATATTATCTTAAATGTTTTAACATTGTAGTGGGGAATCTCTATTTCATGTAGTTTGATTTTATCTCCGTTTTTATAATACTTTTTTGTATTAGGGGAATATAGAGTAACATCTTCCGAGATAAGTTGTGTGAGGTCTCTATCACCACTAAATATGGTTTTAGATTCGTCTTTAGATATTTTACAGTAATAGGCGATGAGGTCGTCGGCTTCAGAGTTTTCAAATTCAACTTGTCTAACAAACATTTCTTCCAAGTATTGTTTCACTCTTTGTTTTTGTTTGCTAAATGATTCTTCTTTGAAGTCCTCGACTGTTCCTTTTCGGTTAAGCTTGTATTTTGGGTAGATTAACCTTCGTTGGGATGTTGACAGTTCTCCGTCCCAAAATACAACCACCTTGTTGAAGTTTTCTTCGTCTATAAACCTTCGTAATGTGTTAAGGAAATGCCAAATACCTCCTACGTGTTCAGTTCCGTTAAAGTAATCTTTAACTCCGTGAAATCCAATTTTTAATAAATTATTCCCGTCAACTAATAGGGTTTTTGTCATTTCTGTAAACTTACAGGGTTCTTACTATTCTACTTCTTCTTTTTCTGCTTTCAAATCAAAGTCACCATCAACTCCGATAATTTCTTTCCAATACTCAGCATAATCTTTTTTGTATTGTTCAATAGATGCCTTTTCTTCGGATGCTTCTTTACCGGGTAAAAATCCATGTGGTGTCACAATAATTTTTCCATCTTCAAACCCAAGTCCATTAATGTGATTTTTCATAACAGACACTTTTGTTCTTGAAGCAAACTTAACGGTTCTTTTGTCTTTTGTTGCGGTGATCTTAGTTGTTCCAGCACCTTTTTGATTTCCAAACAAAAATACTAATGATGAGTTTAACCAAATTGCTTCTCCACCTTTTGCTTTAATTTTAGGTTGTCCAAAAGGGTTATCAGGTAACTCAACCCAAGGTTGATTTACAATAATTAAAGTGTTTTCATATTTAGAATCCGCCTTTCTTGATCCTGATATTCTTTGATTGATTCCCATTCCAATCTTGTCAGCCAAAACACTTGCATTGTGTTGTTTACCTCCTTTACCTTCATAAGTCATCTTACAAGGAACAGACCCAACTGAATCCCACATGATACATAGTGAATAGTCTAAATCCCCTTTTTCTTGTGCATCTAACAAATCATTAATGTAATCTGTAATCTGTTCAATGTAATCAAAGTTATTATTAAAGATATAAAAACCATCCCACTCTAATTCGCCTGTTTCAGTATCAACAACTTCTTCACATTCAAAACCCATTAGTTTAGCATGTTCAAAAGACCATTTTTGTTCTGTAATTATGAATACAGGTAGTATTCCTTTCTTTTGGGCATCAACCGCCGTTTTAACTAAAGCAGTTGTTTTACCTGTATCACTATGACCTAAAAACATATTTATGTGACCCATCGCAGGACCTGGTAAACCAACGGCATCTAAGAACGGTTCACCCAAATCAAAAAACCTTTGTGGTTTATATTTTGCAGATGTGGAAAACTTTTTCTTTAATGAACTAAAGTCGTTCTTTTTAATTGCCATTTTCTTCTTCTTTTTGTTCGTTTATAATTTTTAACATATCTTCGGTCACTTCAAAACCATCTTCTCTTTTTATGTTGTATTTGTAAACGGTTTCTAACATTTCTAACTTGTCTTTAGCGTTAGTTAATTTCTCAACAAACTTATCCATTTCTTCTAAGTGTTGTGGGTGTTCACCAATACCAACAGAGTTATTAAAGTAAACTAAAAGTGTTGCTTCGGCTTCTGCCATCTCTGACCTATATTTCAAGGTCAGAGCTTCATACATTTTTTGTGCGATCTTATTCATATTAAATTATTTTAGAAAGGTAATTCTTCAGATGGTTCATCATTTGCTTGTGGGTCAACAATAGGTGTTTCATCTTTTTGTGCTCCACCTAATGAAATCTCAGCTTCCTCACCATAAACATATTTCTTTAATTCAGAATTCCAAATTGGTGTCTCCCCTACTGCCACCGCTTCTAAATACTCAACAGGTTTTTTAGAATAAACATCTTTCCAAGTTAATTCGTCTTGTAACCAACCTTCCATGATTTCTTTGTCTGCATGTAATGGAGCGGGATCATCATACATTATTGTTTGAACAACAGTATATTCTTTTCCTTGTGGTGTCTTAGCCTTTGTTAATTCAATAATAAGGTCTCTACCTTTTTCTGAATCAGTAACGTCACCCTTGGCCTTCCAAATAGGTAGGATTTTATCTAACACACCTTCTTGTTTGTAATTGTGTTTGAATCTCCAAAACTTAACACCATCTTGTTCGTTATCTCTATCAATAACTTTTACAATATAAAATAAACGTGCTCTGTATTGTGACGCAAGTTCTTTATCTTCTTTTTTACCTGTTGATATAAGTTCATTATAAACTTCAGTAAGTGGTGATCTTTCATTGTCGTTTTTATCAGGGTCGTACAACTTAACCCACTGCCCGTTTACTTGAATTTCGTGATACCAAACTTCAACAAATGGTGAAGAACCATCTTTAGTAGGTAACACTCTGATTCTTTTTTGTGCAGATTTTTCATTTTTTTGAAGAATTGCTGAAAAATACTTTTTCATTCTGTCTTCTTGTGAGATGTTTTGTCTCGGTGAACCACTTGGTTGTGAGTTCTTTTCGTACTGTGCTAGTACTGCGTCAATTGAATTTGCCATAGATTTTTGTTTTTAATTTTTAACTCTTTTATCTATAACAAATATAAGTGATTTTCTACGATTGTCAAATAAAAAAGGGACCTTGTGGGTCCCTTAGTTTTTACATTTGTTCTTCCTCGTCGTCATAAATATTAAACGTTTTTTTAATTTCGTTTGGTGAAAAGTTTTCAACTTCATCTGATGTTAATACATATTCGTTTTTTCCTGATTTTTCCATATCAACTTTTTTATCGTCAAAAAAATCAGTAAGTTTTTGATTATAAGGGTAAGAATCTAAAGATCTTAGCATTAGTTTTTCTTCAGGTGTTTTATCTCTATATCTATCAAACTTTTTTTCTAAATTTTCTATTTTATTCAAAATTTGATCCATACTTTGTAACTTAGACTGTAACTCATCTAATTTAGAAATCATATCATCCATAAACCCGTCTTGTTTATCTTTAATTTCTTGTTGAGTTGTAACTAAATCTGTGATGTCTATTTCTTCTGATTCTTCCTCTCCTTCAGCATTTTCGGTTTCTGCCCCTACTTCCTCTACGTCAGGATCAGTCGCAACATCTACAGGTTCAGGAACTTCAGTACCTCCTGTTGGGGGTGCTGCTCCTGTATCTCCTCCAGGTGCCGCTCCTGGTTCTCCTCCAGGTGGGATATCTCCTATAGGTCCTTCTTCACCTCCAAGAGGTGCCGCAGGTGGTTCAGCCGGTGGTTCAGCCGGTGGTTCTTGTTCGTTAAGGATATATCTATTTATATTTTTAATTCTTTCTATTTCTTGTAATATTTTCTTATCTACACTCATTTTTATTATTTTTAACCGTTCAATAATGTTTTAACACCTGTAGGTGTTTCTACCCTTAATGTTCTATTTGTTTTAAGTGTATTGTCCACTCTTTCTATTAAACCATCTTTCATTCTAATAGTATAACAATCACCGGTATCTAAATCACAAACTTGTTTGTGATCCGCATCTATTTGTTTTTCAGATAATCTAGTATCTTTTTTCAAATAATCATCTAATAAATTTTTAATATTGCTCATAGTTTTTTTATTATAAATATATCGTTAATTTAAAATTTATCTATACATATAGATGCAAGAGCAAATAAGTAAGTTGCATAATCAGTTGTGATTTCACCTGATACTATTTTTTGTCTATAAAAATCATATATATCTTGCCCTGTCCTTGTTCCTGTAAATAAAAACTTTGTGTCATATGCAAATAAAAGTGCCGATATTGCTGTGGAATAAGCTTCTTTATCACTTAAAGATGGGTTAGTTGTTTTTGCAGAATTTTTAATCGCCTCTATTATTGGTGCGGTAGATCCTAAGATACCGTTTATTGTTTCTAAACCTCCGTCAACATCATCAAAACTAAATAAAGGAACTGCACCTTCAGGAAAACTAACACAAGTTAATTTAGATAATGCAGGATTAGCGGCATACAAATTATTCGCGGATAGAAGAAACACATTATTATTGATACATGAGACAATTCCGTCATTTGTTAGTGTTGTCGCTTCAACATTATTTATTGGTTTATTATCAAATAAGTTTGTTGGTCTAGACATTAACAATAATAAAATTAATGCGTCAACATATTTTTCAGGTTGTTTATTTTTAATTTTTAATACTAACTCACCTATTGATATTGTTGTTATTTTATTATTAACATATGGTAATGTTTTGTAATCGTTAATTACTAATTTATTACACTCTTCTTCTGGTGAGGTTTTTGGTTCATTACTTTGTTTTGATGGATCTAAAATTGTCTCAATATCTTCTTGATATCTATTTTCATTATTCGCCTTTAAAATTTCACTTTTATATTTTTCCAAATAATTTTTCTTAACAAATGTAGATATACTATCTACATCTGGTAAAGCATACTTAGGTATTCTAACTCCATTAAATTTTGTTTCAAATGATGACTCGTTAATTGTGTGTGTTACTTCTAAAATTTGATATGGTCCATAAAATAATGGAATGTGTCTTAAATTAAAATACATTAAAGGTTGAATCATTACATTACCCATTCCACTAACATCTATATTATAACTTAACGATTTATAGTAAGAATACATTGATTGTGTCTCTTGGGCGACCTTATCTCCTGTAGATCCACCTGCAAGTCTCTCATTCACCTTGAATGTTGTTGCCGTTTCTTTACCTCCACCCATACCAACTGAAAACTTTTTAAACATGTTCTGATTTCTTATACCAAAATCAACATTAAATCCGACTATTTTATTTGTTTTATAAAAATTAGTTTCAGGTGTTTGTGGTATCCTTATTGGGCAGTCGGCTTGATTTCTAATATCAAAAGAGTCATCACCATATACGACATTTCTGTTATCATTTAATGCCGGATGTTCAGATGTTTTTCCAACATATAAGAATATAAATTTTTGTCTTGAATCTAAGTAATTAACGTTTCTAAAAGTTCCAAAAAGACTATTTGGAATATCTATATCTGTTGGTTTATCGTAATTTTCCGCATCTAACACTCCGTTAAAATTTATAAACGATGGTGTTGCATAAAATAGTGTGGTTCTATCTTCATTTAGTATGTGACCTATTACATCTGAAACGGTCATATTTTTTTCCATTTTCAAATATTTTGTAACATCATCAAGAAAAAATTGTAATTGATCTCCAATATCCGCATTGGCGGTATTCATAAAAAGAAAATCTTCAAATAATGGTCTTGTTAATAAATCACTTCCAGCCGTCCATCTATTATTGAATGTTTGTAATTGTATATATGTTGATAGTTTATTAATGTCCCCACTTATATTTCCTTGATTACTATTTGTTTGTAAACTAACTCCCGGTATTTTATCTCTCATATATTGAAACACTTGGTTTGTGAGATTTTTTTGTGTGTCTAAATTTTCTTGTAACAGGTTATCTATGTATGAAATGAAGTTTGTTTTGTTATAGATATTACCATTAGAAATTGCATAAAACTTTTGTAATGAATATCTTTTTATTAATTCCTCACATGTTTCTACATTTTCTTTTGTAAATTCAATATTCATATCTATAAAAAAATCTGTAATTGTACAACCAGTATTATTATATGAGATATAAACATCATTAAAATTACCATTATAATTGTGTAATAGTAAAGACTTCCAAGCATCTACATTTTTTTGACTCAAAGTTTTACTTGTTAAAAGTGCGCTTGTTCCTGTCAATATACCATCACCTGGTAAAGTTCCTGGTACGTATGGTGAAAATGTGATTGGTTGTAAATTTTTTAATTCAGGTATAGTTGTTAAACTTGTAAATAATTTTCTGTTAAAATTTAATGGATTACCATTTTTAAAAATAATAGGATTTTCTATCAAAAATTCCCTGAAAGTATTCGCATTATTTTTTTTCTGTGTGGTTGCTAAACTTAGTCCATCGTTATTTTCTTGTATTTTTGTTAATGGTGATGATGCATCATTTACTGAAAAAATAGATAACATTTGATCAAATAATTTTCTATTTTTTAATGATGTTATACCACCTGAAGAAAAATAAGATGGGTCTTGTACATCATCTTCTAAAATTAGAACATCTTTAGGTTCTGGTCTTTTTTTACAAAAACCTAAAAATAATTCTTCAAATTTATCCAATATTTCTTTTCTAAATAGTTTAAAATAATAACCTAAACTATTACCTTCAAAAAGATCTTGGTACGGACTAAGAAAAATATTATTTTCTAATATGTTTGATGTTTTTGGGAAAAATCCATAATTTGGTTGTCCCCATAGTGTTCTAACAGAACCATTAAATAATTCTTTACTACTTAAAATTTCATAAGTTAATTTATCATTTTTAAAAAATTCAAATTTTGCTTGATTTAATGGTATGCCTCCATTTGAGGGTATTAAAATGTGAATCTTATTTTGTGCATCTATATTGTAGTTTTTATCGAAAGTTAAATAAGAAAAATATGGATTTAAAATAATACTTCTTTTTAAGTTATTTGGGTCACTACCGAAAGGCATAAAGTATGATGCATCTTTATTAACTCCAATATTTAATGTTCCTGCGGTATAAGCATCTGTAAATTCACTTTCAGTATAACCTGTAAATAAATCTTTACCAGTAAAATAGTAATGTACATCTGAAATAAGTTTCGGGTAAAACCCTGTGTTAATAATATCAACATATTTAGTATTATCATTTGCGTCTATTTTTTTATACTGACAAATAAAATCTTGTGACCCTCCTGTATAATTTTTTATTTTATATATTTTTTCTAAATTTTGTGATAATGGGTCATAATTTTTTGTAAAATCAAAGTCATTAATAACACCATCTAAAATATCTTCTCCTGTCTCTATATATTTTTTATATCTATGATATAATGATCCAATTTTTAAAATTTGTGAGTATTCATATTCATCTAATTTAGATATAATGTTATCAGAAAATAAAATATCAATATTGTTAAAATCTTTGTCGTAAGTATTATAATACGCTAAAGGAATGAGATATGAATTTAAGTACATATAACCTAAGGCAACATAAGCGGTTGTGGTGTTTCCCGATTTTTCTAATTCAACTCCTTTTTGTAATGCATTTACAAAATATGGTGTATTAATATTACTATTTATTTGTGAACTTGAAACATTTCCTGAATAACTTGGTATATCACTATAGTTTTTTTCTGTAAAATTTAAGTTTTCTTCTCCTTTTGAGAGATAATCTTTAAGTTCTATTAAATTATTTACAGGATTATTTGTTGTTGGGTTTACTAAAATATCTTTTTTACTGTTATTTACAATAAAATTTAATGAAAAATATGGTAAAATATTTGTATAATAATCATTTTTTTTAAGTCTTGCCAAAACTTTAATGTCATCTAAAAATGTTAGTGTCTTTTCGGTAATATATGATTTAGATAATATATCGTCTTGCTCGTAATCAAGTTCTTTTCTTTCTTCAACATATTGTTTAAATTTCGGAGCTAAAGGATCGTTATTTTCTAAAGCCAAGGTGTACCCATCAATACTTTTTTTACTATATAATCCAAAACTATTTTCTGTTAAATTTTGTAAATAAGGTGTATTAAAAATACCTCTTTCTAAATTTAACCAATGATCTGAGGTCCCATTATTTGCCAACGTTTTTAAATAATTAAAAGCATTTTCATAATTAAAGTTTGTGTTTTTTAATTTTTCTTGTACTGTAAAGTTTTCAGTTATTGCATTAATTATATTTTGCGCCTCTAAATGTGAAACAAATGTGTCTGCCTGTAAACTCTGTGGGTTAAATTGTTTTGCCAATATATTACTATAATTTGATAAAACATATAACCTTTCATATAACTCATACATTATACTTAATTCTGTTGTACTATTATATGGTTTGTTTTTAAATGGAAACTCTAATGCATTTACAGTTGTAAAATTTTGTATGTTTTGCAAATTCTGATAAACATTTTGTTGTGATGAGCTTGCCTTTCTAACAGAAGCATCCAAAAAGTTTTCAGTAAAATGTATTTCAGGCCATGTTGCATAATCAAATGCAAATGTTTTAGAAGCATATTTAGGATCTCCCAAATATCTAACAACAAAACTTTCCCTTCCATCTTGTAGTTTTTCTTGAACATAATATGTTGGCCAAGGATATACAACATTTTGTTCGTTTAATTTTCCTGTTGAGTAGTTTACAACATTTTTTGAATCTATTCCTGAAGATTTTTCAGCAGGTATTACACTTTTTATCCTTAAAGGGTCGTTTCTTTTATCCCAAGCTAATCTATGAGTTCTATCCATTAATCTATAAAATGTATCACAACCGGCAATTATTATTGCCATAATATTTCTAATCGTTGGTTTGAACCCTAATGTCCCATCTACCTTTGTTACCCTATCTGATAATTCATTAGAAAATTTTGTTTCAATTTCTTGTTCTTTTGCAGTTAACTGTTGTTGATAATTATTAATTCTATCTAAAAACCCACCAGGAAAAAGTGTTTGATTATTTGGATCAGTAATTCCAAATTTCATATAGGTTGGTTCGGTACTTATAGGTTGGTTAGTATTTGGATCTAACCTTGTTTCTGCATTTTGTAAAACCAAAAGTAGTTGAACTTTAAAATCAATTAGTTCGGCCTGATCAGGTGTTCTACCATATCTAATTGTATATGTGTTAATAAAGTCTTTATCACTTAATTTATCCGGTGTTATTTTTACAAACAATTCGTCTTCAGAAAAAGACACAGGTATTTCAGATGGAAAACTTTTACCCCCTATTGTGTAGAAACCACCAATACCAAAAGTTTTATTTTTTTGTAGTATTTCAACACTATTTTTTATTTCATTTTTTATCGCGGTTTCAATCTCATTTCTTTTTTCTAAAGGGATTGTTTGTTTAAAATCATAGTAAATTTGTGGTCCTTTACCGTCATCATAAGATATATAATTAGTAGTATCTAAATACCTACTTAATAAAACAGTATAATTTCTATCTTTAATTTCATTCAATTCTTCCCTAAAAGATTTAATATCATTTAGAGCAATAAAGTCTTTTTTTTCAATACTTTGTTTTATTGAAGTTACAAAATCATCAGTATTTTTTATAAATTGATCTATTGTTAATCTTGGGAATCCTGGTGAGATTAACTTTTTATTTTCATATTCTTGGTATACTTGATTTAAAATTTGTCTACCTAAGTAATCTACGTCTAAATTTTTTACAGATGTATTTGACCCTCCAGGTGCATTGTTAGATGTTCCTCCTTTTGCAACAATTATTGGGAACATTTTAGGTGCCGTTTTAGCATATGTAAGAGACGTGTCTTGTAAAAGTGAAACTAAGTTTGATGTTAGTTTTATGTCGATATCAAAACTACCCGTATCGTCATTAAATTTAGCGCTAAAATCTGTCATGAACAAAGTATATCTAATTGCCTTACCATAAAAACCTTTTACTGTTAAGTAAAATTGCGGGTACGGTAAATTAAAAAATGTAGAATATATTGAATTCTCTCCCTGTTCAAATAAAGTTTTACCTCCAACGTCTGTTAGTGCAATTTTAACATCAGGAACATATCCACCAGGACCCGCATTTGGTTTGATATTAATACTTATGGATTTAATACCTAATGCTTGGGTGTCTTCATAATTTCTAACATTTCTAAACGACCTAATAGTTCCGTCTTTTGCTTCAAATCTTTCACCTGTTTGATTTGCACCTAAACCTTGTCTTGATCCTTTTCCCGTAAATTGATCTGACCAGCTTGTGTCAAAAACTTTTTTCCCTTTTGGTTGTAGAAAATTTAATTTTTCAAATGAATCTGATTGTCCTTGTATTGTGGCAACTAAAGTATTTACAACAGGACTATCAAAACTTTCTCCAACCGCTAATTTTGTTCTAGGTATTACCCTAGCCTCTAAATTTGCATAAAAAACTAAGTCCTCATGTCTAACTAATCTGTCTTGAACTTGGTTCCCTATTAATACTTTGTTAGGGTCGATTAATATTATATTATCATAATCGGTTTCTATATAAATTTTTTCTTGCTGAAACTTATCTGCCATAATAAAATATATATGTGTCCACAGCGTTTTTGTAGTCTTGTAGTGCTGCTATCAAAGGAAAAGGTACAATAATTGCAGATCCGTCAGGAATGTTTTCCTCTAAACCACCAAAAGATGGGTTTGCTTGTAAAATTAACCAACCGAAATATGGTGTACCATATTTTTCAAAACTAAGTTTATCGAGTCTAGATTGATTTTTTCTATATATAAATTTTTGGTCTGATGGTCTAGGTGGTAAAGTAACAAACGGAACGACGGTCTGTCTTCCGTCTATTAAAAAACTTCTATATCTATCATAATACTCCATATTATTTCATTTGTCTTTTTAAGTTAAAATAATCCCAAGTCGATTCAACATTAGACCAAATAGCTCTTAAATTTTCATCATCTGGTGGTACAATAGGGACTTGTGATTCGTAAGTAAATTTTCTAAGTTTATCTCTATTATACGGTTTATAATTAAGTGCATTTTCGTCCCCAAAAAATCTTTTATAAACTTCATCATTTGTGTATTTATCTTTGTAAATAGAAACCGCCAATTTGTCGAAACTATTCTTTAATTTTGTATATAATGTATTAACTGGATTATTTGGATTGTAAACATTTGGTATATATAGATTTCCTTGAGGTCTAAATATAATTTTGAATCCTAAATTTTTAAATATGAAGTTTTTCCAATTTTCTTTTTGTACTGAACCATCAATAACTGAAATTATTTGATCAACAAAAAAATCGTAGTTATCAACTAATAAATCACCCATAGTCATTGCAAATCTTCTATCAAACACCGAAACGTCAGGGGCGTCTTCATTATCTTCAATTTTATTAACTAAATATAAATTGAATAAATAATCACTATTATAAACATTTTTATCACCGTTAGGTATTAATTGATAATTTTTTAGTATTTGATTAAAATCATTTAAGTCTGTTCTAATTTTTAAAAAATCGTTTTTCAACTCGTCGTAAGTGTTTGTTGCACCAACACTTGATGCTTCGACTTGTGATGTTCCCGATATATTATAAATGTTAACTCCTCCTCTTTTATTTTCTCTACCGTCTATTTGGTTTGAAACAAAATTAATTTTATCGGTTATTTTAATAAATTCTAATTGATTTTTTACTAGATCGTTGGCAAATTTATCTAATTGTTGTTGATAAAGATTTTTTTGTTCATTAAGTATTTCTTTAATTTTTCTTTTAATTTTTCTTATATCTTGATTTTTAAAATCTTTTTGAAACTCTAATCCTCCTAATATTGGAATTGTTTCGTCGTCAACGTCTTGATTTATTTTTTGAAAAAGGTCGTCTATTTTTTCTTGGTAATTAACTGGTTTTCCAATAATGTTAACCTTATTAGATGTATTACCACTTAAATAGTCAAATAAACCTTCAGAATATTTTCTATCTTTTGTTAAAATAATTAAACCTCCCCATCCTTTAACTACTATGGTATTTTGTATCGTCTGATTGAACCCATTAACCATGTCCGCAGTTTTATCAATCAATTGATTCATAACTTCTTTATAATTAATTCTACCTGAAATTAAATTTGTATTTATGTCCGCAAAACTTGATTCAATTGTTCCAATAGTATCTCCAGCATCATTTTGTCTTGGTCTATTAGGGTCTATGTCTCCAACTTCATCTTGTATACTTTTTAAAACTTCGTCATCTATTTCTTGTAAAAAGTTTTCAGTTTCATCTGCCCTTTCATCATAAATTTCTGTATTAGCATAAAAGTTAAATGATAAACCATTTTGTAATTTAGCGATTGGTTCTGCTATTCCATGTCCACCAATAAAATCAAAACTTAGTGTAACATTAGCCATCATTGGTTGGACACCAATTCCTTCAGGATTCAAATCATATTTTATATCATCATATTTTAATGAAATACTTTTTGGTACTATTTTAGTATGAAAAAAATCGCCTATTCTTAAAACTAAAATTGGTGGGGATCCAAATGCACTATTAAATGCATCATTATATTGTAAAGTAAATCCTCCTTGCCCATTATCAACAGCAGTTGGTATTGTGTCCCCTGGTCTTACACACTGTTGTAAAAATGTAAGTCTAGCGTTTAAACCTTCAGGTGTTGTCGAATGGAATACTGGATGAAAATTTTTAAATTTACTTTTTATTCCATCATAGACCATTGGTTGTTGTTCTTGAATCATATCAAAATAGTTACATTCAGTTAACAACTTTCTTAGTAGTCTTTTAGTTAAACCAGCTCTTAGTTTATTTGTTTTATCTTTAATTTGAGTCGTAACTACTTGTTGTTTTTTTATTTGTTCAGAAGGTGGTGTTGTGTTTTCGTCATCTTGACCTGCTAGTTCGTTTACACCTGTACTTTCAGTAGTATTGTCAGTCGTTGTTTGATCCTTTTTATTTTCTTCGGTTGGGGTATCGATTTTTAAACCAGTTATTTTAACTCTTCTACACAACATGGCCTGTACTGAGTATTTACCATCGTAAACACTATCAACATTAAACTTTTTTTGGCAATCAATGTCTTTATATGCTGGCTCATCTATTTTTGCATTATCTCCTTTAGCCTCTGACTTATATGTTAAATTCCCGTTGTCTAAATAAGTTTTAATTTTATCTCCATCCAATTCAAAATTTTTAATAAAATTTTCAACAGTTTTTAGTCTTCTTTCTGAAAGTGATTTATTATCTCTTCCACTTGAATTTGCAGAAGCCTCAATTTGAAAAAAAACTTTTTTACCTTGTTTTAAAGTAGATAATACTGTTGGTAAAAATTCTTTTTCTAAAGTTGTAAATTCATTTTCACCAAAATCAAATACACCTGATAGTGAATCAACTCTAGCATCGACATATTCAGCATATGAAAAAGATTCGGTATTATTAGGTAACGTGTCTATAAAATTATTATTACCAGACCCCTTTCTACTATCATATTTAATTATTTTATTAGGTGCCTGAGAAGCCAATGGGTTAGCTCCGCTATAATCACCTAAATATAACACTTTTGTGTCATTACTGTATAAACTGTCGTAATAAGTTTTATACGTATCTTCTTCAGTAAATACTGTTTTTCTTGGTTCGGATTGTTCAAAAAGTAATACTATTTCTTTAAATTCTTCTTTTTGTGAAATATCTTCTTGTCCTTGATTTTCATTATTATTTACTTGACCTGTTTTATCTATTTCTGTTGTTTTTGTTACTGTGGGTTTTTGTATTGTTTCAAAATAATCTTTATATTGTTCTACTGTTGATAATTCGTTTATTACTTCATAAACATCAGATAGTGTGAATTCTCTATATTTTTTTAATAGGTCATAGATGTCGTATTTTAAACATCCGGCAATAAATGAATCAACAATTCTTGTTACTTCACTGTTGTCTTTTACATTTTGTAATTCTTTATCTAAAAGTAAATTCATTACGGATGAGTGGTCAACAACCATAGACCAACTAATTGATCCAGTTCTTACTGTATTCTTATATGTTTTGATTGGTTCAACTCTACCTAAAAAAGTGTGGTCTTGCCAACTAGCGGTTGATCCCTCATCGAAGGATAAATTATAAGGTGGAAACCACATGATTCTACCACCATTAGGTCCTATCTCACATGCAGGTAAGTCCTCAACTCTGAAACCATTTCTATCCGATGTTCTCCAAGCTAAGTTTTCTAATGAAAACATATATTTTTTTACCTTACCTTTATTATCCAAATTTGTCGATCCCTTACCTCTCATAGGTGCGATGTTCAAATTATATGTATTATCTAATACAGAGTAGGTTGATTTACCTCCACTTCTTATAAGTCCATCGGCTTTTTGTAACTCATTATACGTGTAGTAAGGCCTATCTTTTGTAAATAATCTACAATACTCATAACCCTTAACCTCCGCCGGTTCACCGTTTGGTTTTTTAGAAGTTGGAGTCACGTATCTAATAACTCTAGATCCTTTGGTTAATTCTATATAACCATCATTAAAAACTTTAGAAACTTGATTAATTGCATTACCTACGTGTTCTAATTTACGTGTAGATTTATTACCAGCATCTATTAATTTTTGTGTTATATCTAAAATAGATCCATCAGTAAATGTTACGTTTGTGGATTTTGTTTTATCAAATAACGGTCTAAATGCTGATGACTCAAATAAACTGTCGGTGTTAAATCTTGCTAAGATATTTTTTTTATTAGATGGTCCTACAAATGTTCCAGGTTCTAAATAATTGTTTTTTGATATCCAAGTAAAACCTCCTTGTGGGTCAGCACTATCAAATAAATTTCTAGAATTTAAACCAAAAAGAAAATCACTTATTCTACTACCTTCAAAATCTTTACCTACTTCACCATAACTATAAACAGGACCGTCTTGTGGTCTATTATTTCTTCCTTTTGGTAAATCCATTTTAGGGCTCACTAAGTCTCTAATATAATTTTTAGTTATCCCAACATAAAAGTTTGATTGTGGTGCCAATAAATTTGTAGCACTTAAACCTGCGAACCTATAAGAAGGTCTATATGTGTTATAAAATAATTGATCAAATAATAAACTTTTAGTTGCATCAGAAGTATAAGTTAAGAATTTCTCAGAAGCTTGATCAATAAATAAAGAACTTATTTCTTGTGCTAAATTTCCAACAACACCTGCAACGGCACCTACAGGGTTTAGAGTTGCTTGTGATAAAAAGTTTTTATTTGGATAATCAAAATAATCTCCAGGTATTAATGAATACGGACTATAAAGTCCTGCAAGTCTTGCGGTAAAACTCAACGCATTTGCAACAGAATTGGGCCCACCTGTTATTTTATAATTTTTTTGAACTATGGGTATATTATTTGTTATAATACCTAACGCATCAAATGGATCTGTGTTTGGTCTAACCGATGTTGTATTTGTTGCAGGATCAACTTCACCTGTAAATAGATTTGTTCTTCCTACGGTTTGTTGTAATAATTCAAATGCAACTCTCGCTTTAAATTCTTTTTGTAGTTGTTTAGCGGCAAATTGAGCCAAAAGTGAATCTTGACTTAATGTTCCTTCAGATCCTGTTGGGTTTTCATTTTGAATAATATTCACAGGATTATATTCGGATGGTATAAACGAAAACGTGGTTTCGCTACTAATGTATGGTGTGTTTATAGTTTCTTGAGCTAAATCTTCAACAGTAATTTCATCGTAAGCTCCATCACCCGTATTATATTTGTTTTTTATATAAGCATAACTTTGTGATTGTTCTGTTGTTTTGTTTGGTTCGGATGAAAAATACTCATATTCACCTTCATTAGTTTTTGTATTTTGATTTACATGTGGGTATTTTTCTTGATTACCATATCCGTTTGGTAAATTTTCAGGTCCATACTGGTTTAAAACATACGCCAATCTTCTTGACTGTTCTTTTGTTCTTTCACGTTCAGATGCAGTATATTCGTATTCCCCTTTATTCGCATCAGTTTGTTTATTAATATTAATCACAACAACTTCACCAAAACCATTAACTTTGTTTTCAGGACCATATTCATTTGCAAGATAGGATATTATCTGTGATTGCTCTGTCGTTATATTTGGTGCAGACGCAGTAAAACTATATTCTCCAAAATTACTTTCGGTTCCCTTATTAACATTTATAACAATTGGTTCTCCAAAACCAAGAGAAACATTTTCAGGATTAAATTTGTTCAAAACCCTTAAAATATTTTCTTGTTGATCTCCTTTTTGTTCTAATGCACTATTATCTGCTATTGATTGGTTATACGCATCGTATTCACCAAAATTTGAAAATGAGTTTAAATTAGTATTAATTGGCACTACTTCTCCAAAACCACCGCTTTGTGAATACTTATTTAACCCTATTAATTCAGGTTCTTTTAACTCTTGATAAAAATTAATAGGGGGACTATCAATTATTGAATAATCAACAATTTGTATTTCATTAATAGGTAATTGTTCGCTATAACTAAAATACCCTTCGACTTTATATGGTCTTAGGTTTCTCGTTATTAACTTTTTCCTAAAATTTTCTGTTGAATTAAATGATAGTGGACTTTCCATTAATATCTATTTTATATATAAATAGATTATTTTAAATTTTTAGTAACCGAAGACTCCTTTTTCTCCCATGATTTTTGGCATCTTAGAAAACTCTTCTCTAATTTTTTCGGTTAATATTGTCGTGTTGTCTCCTTTTTCTAGCATTTGTTTTAAATTACCTTCAACACCTTTTACTTCAATAACTATTGGACTAAACTTAACTTCTGTAGTATTATTAGTATTGATGGTTGCTTCTGTTTTAGAAAAAGATTCTCCAGGTGTTTTTGTTTCTATCGGAAGCGGTTTCGATGACATATCATTCAAAGCATATGCGGTATCAAAACTAAGTTTCGCCTTATTTAATATTTCGTTCAATCTTGGGACCGCTAAAAAATCATCTTCTTTATCAAAAATCATTTTTGAAATGGTTCCTTTATCTCCCGTAATTAAAGTGTTACTTTCAAATGGTGCATCGGTTAACATGAAGTCTTGACTTGTTGTAACACCACAATAACTAGTATTTGCAATAGCCGTTTCCATTGCCGTTTTTTCGGTACTACTAACCCCTAATATTGAATTAATATCAACAGGAGATACGATTTTAGACATAAAATCTCCCATTCCTATATCTTTTTGAATTGTTGCGTAATATTCAGTAGATGCCTTCATGTTACTTTCTAAATTCTTCATGATTCTATTTTGTTCTGCAGCATTTTGTGCTAAAACCCCTTGATCACCAGTAAGAAGATAGTCATGTATTGCTCTAACATCTTTTGCTTGTTTTTCGGATATACTTAAATTTGACATCGCAATTCCCCTTTCATCCAACTTAGCCTTTTCCTGATACTCCTTTATGTTATTCATTTGTGCAACCGTAGCTTGAGTAACATCTTCAATTTCACCTACTCCAGGTATGTTTAAACTAATTTTTCCATCTTTTATTTCTCCGACACTTTTTATTAATTCTAATTGATCTTTATCGAATTTGTTAGGTGTTAAACTATTAATTTTATCTTCAATAAATGATTGTTTTACTCTTTCTTGGCCTATTTGCATTGCCGTTTCTAAGTTGCTACCCATTAATTTAGCTTGTGCCTCTAATCTCATTAATTCTGAAGGACTTGGTGTTATAGGATTTCCGAGTTCGTCTAATTTAAATGCCGATTCATATACTTTTAACATTTCATCCTGTAATCCTTGTGCATCGTATTGTCCCATTCTCATAACTTCAAAGAAATTACCTAACTTTCCTATTTCCCCACCATACATTTGCATACCCTGAGATAATTTAACCGCTTGTTCAGGATCCCATAATGTTTTAGCCAATTTAAGTGCACCGATACCATCAATACTAGTTCTTAAACTAGCAGCCTCTGACGCCATTTGAGTTAAACCTTCAGAACTTAATCTAAATGTTTGTAGACTTTGTATATTTTTAGAGACATCGTCAACAACTGTTTTTACATCTAAACCTAATTTTTGTGCTTCATTAGTAATTTTTTGTATTTCTTTAAATGAATTTTCTTGAGAATTAAAAATTCTCATAAAAGTTGTTTCAGTTTTAATAAGATCGGCAGTTGCCATTCCTGTTGCTTTTGAATATTCGATTTGATCCATCAAAAGTCTTTGTGTTGGTACAACTGCTTTATTTAATGCTGAGCTTGTTTCACCAGCTGCGGTTGTTATTTCTGAAATATTAACACCTAACTGATCTAACCCCTCACCTAATGCCGTTGTTCCAACATAAGCATCAGTAATATATTTTTGAAACGCATTACTGTTTATTACAACACCGTCTGTAATTTCTCTTTGTTTTTTTATTGTGGTGTCTTGTATTTCAACTAAACCCTTTACCGCATTTGATAATGCACTCTGTATATATGTCGCATCTTCTAGTGCTTTTTTTGCCTGTTCGGCACTAGAAAAAACGCTCTTACCGGCACCTCCGGCACCTAAATTAGTTGGTGTACCATCTGCTAAAAACATAACTTTATTTTATAAATAGATGAATTATTTTTTTTCGTATTCAGTATACAACTTATCCATAAAATATCTTCTTTCAAAGCTTGGCATAATTAAAATGTCTGAATACGAAAAATTTCCGTATTTAGTTAGATAATAAAATTCATCCATTAAGTTTTTTTTATTATTCAAAGAAAGGCCGAAAAAATTCCACCCCAAACGTAACATTCACAGTAACGTTTTCTCCTGACGGGGCTTGAACTTCTCTTACAAGGTTTAATTTAGGTTGGCATTCTTCCATGAATCTTCTTAAACTTTTAGAATCAGATATAGGTAAATTTATAATAATTGAACCAATAAACCCTTTATCTTTATTTCCGTCAATATCTACTATTTGCGTTTCAAGTTTTTTTGTTACAACAGGGGCAATCATTCCTTTAGGGTATTTAGCGGTAAGATTGTCGATTTCTGTTTCTTCTCTCATGTTTAACACTTTAAATCTTACCTTTTTTTGTGTTTTCGGTAATGTATATGTAAATAGTCCGTCTTCATCTGGAATATGTTTTAATTCTTGCATGTCAACACTATCTAATATAATAGTAGTTTCAAATTCTATTTTAGTTTTAGGGTCCATTAGTTTAAACCTATAGTCGGGACCGAAAGCAGTATTTCTTAAAAATAATAGTATAGCTTGAACATCTCCAGGTAATAATTGTTCAACATCAAACCCATGTTCATAAATTTTATTTCTTAAAAGAGTTTTAATTAATTCGGTACCTGTCATGTTTTGAGACATAAGAAGGTTTTCATCTTGTGCGGTTAAATAACCAATTTTTAAAGATTCTTTTTTTGGTTTGTAAAATATACCTCTTGATGGTAATTTAATTACGTCATGTGGTAAGTTAAAATTTTCTTGACCATATTTTAAAGCGTCGTCCATAGTTTTTTTATTAAAAAAATAAAACAATCAAATTCTTTGTAAATAAAAAACCCCACTTTGTTAGTGAGGTTCATTATAAAATATTTAAAAATAAATTAATATACTAAAATACATCTATCAGGTTGTAATTTCATATCAACTCCCATGATATCATCTCCACCATAGTTTAGTGAACCAAAGTTAACTGAAGTAATCAAACAACCTTGTAAAATCCACTTTTCAACAGCAACCCCTGTTGGGTCTAATAATTCTAAGTCAAGATCTTTTTTATAACCCGCAGCATAACCCATACGACCTGTTACTGATTCTGCATGTAATCTAACCCACTCCATTGCTGCTTGAGCCGCTGAAGGTCCGATTGGGTCTCTTAATTTAACACCAATCTCACCCCATGAAAAGTTACTTGAGACGTAAGTTTGTGTGTTTAAGAATTTTATTTCTTTTTTGTTAATTGTAATTGTGGGTCTATTGGTAGTTTCAACATACCAAGAATTTATTCCCAAAGAAGATGGGAACGTCAAGATAAACCTATTTGCTCTTTTAGGTTCATATTGAAAAGGCATTCTCATTAATAAATCAGCCATAGTTATTAGTTTAAATTGTTTTTATTTTTTATTATAAATATTAGTTCGTTATTTTTTTTCTATTTACTTTAAATTATTTTTCAAATATTCTCTATATATAGAATTACTAATCATATTTAGTTTTAGTTCCTCCTTTAGTTAAATATAAATTTACTGGACTTTTTTCATATTCCTTTTTAAGAAATTCTGAAGAAGCTTGTATATTTCTTGGATCATCGTCTGAAAAACCTATTGAGACATTTCTAGATACCAATTCATCTATATCTTGTGTTGGTTCATTCATATTTACGTCATTTTTAAATTTGGGTGAAATATCTTCTAATTTTTTATTTGGGTTTTTTCTTAAAATATCTTGAACTAAATCTCTAGCTTGTTGTTTACAGTAAATAATAAATTTTTGTAACGCTTTATTTTTTTCTTCTTCAGGAGACGCTGCACTTCCAGCACCAAAAGAAACCGGATGAAATTTACACATATCTAAGTATTCCATAATAAGTTCTTTATCGTCATACTTTAAATCTTTAACATTCTCAAAAATTCCTTCAGTTTGTAATCCTCTATATTTTTTAAGATTTTCTACTAAAACTTTAGAATTTATACCTAAATGATTAGACACTATGTAATTTAAGACAGACTCTTTTAATGTCTCAGGATTATGTCCTCTTGCGGTTATAATTGCAAAAATTGATCCTCCATTAATACATTCCACAAAATCATTCCATGAAGGTCCCGGACTAGCAACCATAGAATCTATTATAAATTTCTTATCACCTTCTGTTCTAAAATTTCTAAAAGGATTGTTTGCATAACCAACAACAGTCGTTCCTTTATAATTAAAGGGTTCAACACCAATTTGATGTCTATGTTCTGCAAAGTCTTCAGTAGACATTCCAATCTCATCTTCATTTTCAGTTAAGACAATTATTTTTGTTGGCATAAACGCAATATTATCATCCCAATCAAAAGCATAATAATTTAAATCAGGTCTTCCTTCTTCGGTTATTCCCTCATTTAATCTTCTTTTATTTAATTCTCGATATATATGTTTTTTTATATCCATTATTTTTTAATTAATAAAAGAATTTTCTGAAGTTGTTCTTCAGTTATTATTATGTTTTGTTTTTTAGATGAAAAAGTTTTTTTAGATTTTGAAAAATCATTTACCGTTTCTTTAATAATTTTCTTTTCTATTTTCATATATTTTTATTTATAAATATATAAATGGGGAATATTTCTATCCCCCATATTTATTCTTAATTTTTTTTTAAACGTCATCAAAAGATGCTCCCGTTGGTGTGATAACAAATTCGATATCAATATATTCTAAAGCTCTTGTTGGTTTCAAATAAATTTTACCGGTTAAAGTATTAGAATCTAAATCTTCAGGTGTGTTTGAAACAGTAACTCTAAAGTCGATCAAACCTCTATCTCTTCTAATTGAATCTAAAATAGGGTTAACAGCATCTAAGAAGTCTTGTCTTACTTTATCGTCATTTTGTTCAAATAACAATCTAACCGCCACCGCTGAAATTAGTTTTCTTGCTTGTAGTAACAACCTTCTAACGTTAATTCTATCTAAAGCGGATTCTCTAATTTGTAAAGTTTTATTACCCCAAATTACTGTACCAACATCAGAGAAAGTGGCGATTGGGTTAATTCTTCCTTTATATAAAGTATCTCTATCTTCTTGAGTTAGTTTTTTTCTTGCTTTAATAGAGTTAACCAAACCTCTTGTATAACCTGCAGATGCGAACCAAGGGAACGCGATGTTATCAGTCAAAGCTAAGTTTTTAGTAACCTCACCTGTTGGTGGAAGATAAATTTGTGTATTATTAACTGAATCCCTTGTTAAAATCCACGGGTAGTAAGTTGCGGTATAATTTGAATCAATTCCTGTATTTTCTAAATTATCTACCGCTTCTTGTGGGTAAATTAACCCTTCTGTTAAATCACTGTATGAAGGTAAGAAAAGATTAAAGTCAGGTGTTGTACAAATGTAAATTGAGTCAGCTCTATCAGTTTCAACTATATCTATAGCGTTTTCAACAAGATTTGAGTTATTAACATAATCAATTCCTGGTGTAACAAAAACGTTAATGTTAGTTGCTTCAGGATTTGCAAATGATGTTTGACCCCATAGATAAGCATAATAGTCAGTATTTGCCCATACTTCTTGGTTAGGTCCTGTAATTTGTTTAAATGCTCCCCATCCTGTGGCTGTTGGGTATGTTGCAGATGCAGCAGCTCCTTTTTTATATCCTGATTGACCTAATTGGAATCTATCGGTATTCGTTCTACTTTCTCTGTATATATCCCAACCATCAAAACCACCTGCAGCTAATAATGTAAATTTACGAGTATTTAATCTAAAATATGCATTATCTGAATCTGTCGGTTCAGAGTTGAAAGAAGAAACCCCAACTTCAAAGGCCGAAGTATTTGCAGATGTGAGTACATCATACATGGTAACAATAGTTGCCCCACTATCCATGTGGAAACCTTTTGTTTTATAACCCCATTCCGATCCTGTAGTATCTACCGCAATATTTGAAGGTAGTTGTTTTCCTTTATAATTAAAGAAATCATAATCTATTCCTGTAATATTAGAAATACCTAAATAAGCTCTTCTTGGATTCTCTCCGTTTGAAATAACCGGATTATCTCCACCAGCAGAAGAACCAAAAGGTGGATTATAAACTACTTCACCTGGTTGTAAATATTTTGTTTTATAAATAACAAACGGAGGTGTAGCTGTTTGATATTGTCTAGAAGTATAACCTTCAAATCCACAAGGTAATGCGTCAGTAGGATATTCCTCACTCAACTCAACCATTATGTATTTAGAGTTTAATTTGTACTCGCCGTTCGCAGTTCCTACCTTGTTTGCAACGAAATTATTAAGATTAGGGTCCATAGAACAATTTGTAAAACTTTCAATTACTCTAACGTTTTGATCATTATCATAAAAATCTCTTACAAAGATATCGAAAGTACCATTATTAAATGATATGTTACCAATAGAAATTTTAACTAGTCTATTTGCTGCGTCTCCGTCAGAAATAAGTTTAAATTTAAATAATTTATAAACTTTATTACCTCTTAACTCAGAAACAACGAAAGGTGTTTCAGGTGTTTGATATTGTTCTAAATAAAACCCTAAAGTATCATTATCACCGCTTCTAGCATCATCAATAGCAATAAAATCACAATACAAACCTCTAACTTTACCTGCCCTGTAACCTGTTGTTAATAAACTACTGTAAGATTCCTCAACAAATAAAGGAACTTCGTTTCTATCTTTAGCAAAATTAGATCTACCAAAGATTTTAGAAATGTATCTACTATCTGTTGAAAGAAGTGAGGTTTCAAAACTAAAAGTGTCGCTATCTTTTGTTATACCTGAAATAACAAATGTACCATATGGGTCTTTAGTGATTCCTGAATAATTTCCTGAACATACCATAATTGCGTCGCTTGTTCCACTAACTTCATAAACAGGACCATCATCTGATGAATATGTAGAAATACCTCTTGATCTTAAAGTCGCAACTACTAAATCATCATAATCAGAATATGGTGTACCCGAATAGAATGTTGCATATAATTTACAAGTTCCTGTAAATTGTGAGGTAGTTGCTCCAGTACCAATAGCGTCAAGAGCAGCACCAAAACCAAAACCATAATAACTTCCAACACTATTAGTTTTAGTATAATCAAATAATGCATAATACCAAGGATCGTTAACGTCAGCACTTAAATCCGCATTTGCTAAAATTACATCATCAACACCAAAAGTTTCAGTTGTTGCAGAAACAGGAACACCAAATAATGTTGTTCCGGTTACTTGGTTAAATGTTCCCCCACTTACTGTTCCCCAAAATACTGCGTTACCTACTGTTGCACCACTACCACCACTCGCAAAATTATTAATTTTATTTGATAAGAAATTTATAAAATCTTGATTTAATGATGAAGTACCTCCATTAAATGTTGTATAATTGTTATAAAATATTGATGTTAACAATGATGACGGGTTAGTTACGGTAACATTTGCACTTGAACCTGTTGTACCTGTGAAAGTTAATGTATATGATGTACTAGTACCTGTTGCCGCTATTGTTGATGTATCGGGGTTTCCTATCGTTGTAATAGACCAAGATGGTCCCGCATCATAACCTGATAAACCAAGAACTCTTGTTACAAAAAGTTGGTTAGATTGTTGCAAATAAGATTTTGCAATATAAGATGTTTCATATTTAGGAATTTGAGTATTAACAAATTTTTCAGGGCTTGTGCCACCGAAATAAACTTGATACTCGTCAAAACTTGTAATGAAGATTGGTTCAAATGCCGGACCTTGTAGTGTTTCACCTACAATACCTAATGTTGTTACACCGACACTTTGAGCCACAAAAGTTAAATCTCTTTCTGATGTATAAACACCTGGAGATACAAATACTTTGTTAGTTGAAGCCATTATTTTACTGTATTTTTAAATTTATTTTTTTATATAAATACAATCATTTAAAGCAAAAAACACTTATAAAATGTAATTATTTAAGGTGTGGCAGAAATAATTCTACCTTTTTTCTGCCTTAACTATTTACTTTATTATGAAAAAAATTAAAAACATTAAAATTTCAGAAGAATCGCACAAACTATTGAAGGAGTATTGTGAAAAAAAAGGGTTTAAGGTGTATAAATTCTTAGAAAACTTGATTTTGAAAAATTGTCAAAAAGAAAAGGATATATACGGTGAAGATTTATAATAATTTAACTATTGTTTTAATTATTGATTCTTTTGTTATGTCTTCTTTGTATACGACTATTTTTAAAACGTCTCCATTATTTACTTGTATTAGTGATAAGTTGTCCCCATAAAAATTATTATTTATAAAAACGGAATAACCAACAGAACAAGATGTAGTTGGTGTTATTGTACCCCCACTAGATATTGTAAAATATGGTTGTGTAGATGATTTAACACAAACAGTACCTGAATTTCCTGATAATGTTGGTAGTGTAACGGTTGATCCTGAACAATTAGTATAAACCAAGTTATTATTTGTTATAGATGAATAACCAATTGAAAAACAATTTGTAATGTTTGTTGCACTATCAATAACAATATCTGCATCGTATCTCATAACTTCAACAAGTTCTGTGTTACCTGAAATAAATAAAAAATCCAAATCAAAATTATCAGGTCTAGGTGGTTCAATTTTTACTCTTCTACTTTTAGTTCTAGTATCTACTTCAAACATTGAAACCTGTCTTGAAATTGCGGGAGCAACTGTAAATTCTTCTTCATCTAATAAAAATCCCATAAGAGTTATTTTATATGTTTGAATATAATATTTTCTTTTCTCCATATCTTTAACAGATTCGTCTGACGGGTCTTCCATTTTTAATGGCATAAAATGACCCTTAATTTGTGTATAAGCTTGTTTAGAGGTAAATGTTTGCATCATTATTTTATTGAATTCATTTACTTCTCTCATTCTTGAACAAAAAATCTTAACTGAATATGTAATATCAACAGGTACTGGTTGTGGTATTTTATAAACATCCGCACCTTTTCTATCCCCGTCCCAAGTCGGAACAGAATAATAATAAAACTTTAACCTATCAGGAATATTTGCTTGCCCACCCCAAATTTTACCGTATTTTACTGTAGGTTCTCTTACGGTTATAATAAAAGGTAATGAAACATTTTTATCTAAGTCTTGAAACTCCCACGTTTCAGTAAATTGTGCCCAACTTTGATTTGTTATGATTTTATCAACGGTAGGTACGTCTTTACCATCAACAACTAATTTAAGTTTTTCTTTTACAAAATCTAAAACTCCTCTATCTAAATCAGCATGTAAAACTCCTTTAGGTAAAAATGTTCCACCATCAGTAACTTGGTCTAACATTTCTTGTCTTCTCTCTTTACCTACTTTCTTTGGGACTAGTGGTAATGTTTTTTTTATTTTTTTTGGTAATGCCATAATTAAACTCCGTCAAAAATTTCTTGTGTTGTTGGTGCTGCGATTATTGTTCTATAATATTTTTTATATCCACCATATGAGTGTTTCAAGTCTGAATTAACTCTACCGTCATTAACTACCGAATAATATCTCACTCTATCTTCTGTTTCGTAATACGCTAAATAATCACCTAAAGATATCTCAACAGCCAATTGATCTAAATGTGATTGATAAACACTAAACGTCATATTACCTGGTTCTATTTGTGAAAGTTTAGAAGACCCATAATCAGAATTAGAAGGAGACTCTATTTTTACTAAACCTTTTAATTCAACAGGTACTAAAAACTGAATTCCATTAGTTAAAGCCTCACCATAAACATCATCATTATTTGTTTTTTGTCTATCTACTCGATATAAAACAACAGTGAAATTCATATCACCCATTTGCCATTCCATACCCATATTAATATCTAAATTGAAGTCCTCCTCTGAGAAAAACTTATTTAATCTTGTAATTGGAACTTTATTCTGTGTCATATAATATAAATACTTTAATTGATTTTTTATTATATTTTACTATTTTTATTTATAATATAATGGAAGAATTAATTTCAAAAACACCTGAGACAAGAGCCCTTCAATTATTAGACGAATATGTTGGGTCAAATAACTATATATTGTCGTTAAAACACAAAAAACAAAATAGTAAATCATTTACCCCTACAAGATCACAAGCAGAATATATTATTAACTTTCACGGCAGAATACCAAAGGTTGCCAAAAAATGGGTCAAACTAGATTCCTATTTTGGTAAAAAAATGATGGAAGATAAAATGTTTACAAAAGAACCATCAGAAATTTATGTTGAAAAGTTACTTGTAGAAAAAGATAAATCATATCATATATGGGGAAAAATATTTAGTGGGGAAACTTTACATGATTTTTGGGTTCCAAAAAGTGCACTTATTAAAGACAATGAAGTTAAAAATGTTGTTATAGAATATTCTAAATACGATCACAGGGCACCGATGGATCATCAAAAAGAGGCGATTGAAAAACTTGTTAGAAATAAAAAGTTTATTTTGGCTGACGACATGGGTCTTGGTAAAACAACATCAACAATTATTTCGGCACTTGAAACGGGCGCAAAAAAAATATTAATTGTTTGTCCCGCATCACTCAAAATAAATTGGCAGCGTGAAATTGAAAATTATTCAGACAGGTCTGTTTATATTGCTGAAGGTAAAAAATTTTCAACTGAATCCGATTTTGTTATTATTAACTACGACATATTAAAAAACTTTCATGATCCTAAAAAGAAAGATGAGTCAATAATTTTAAATACTAATTTTGATTTAGTTATTATGGATGAGGCACATATGATTTCAAATCCACAAGCGCAAAGAACAAAAATTGTAAATGATCTTTGTGGTAAAGTTGAAAGGGTTTGGTTACTTACGGGGACACCAATGACATCAAGACCAATGAATTATTATAATCTTTTAAATTTAGTTGAAAGTCCTGTTGCTGCAAATTGGATGGCGTATGCTAAAAGATACTGTAATGGTTTTCAGTTTAGTGTTGGAAAAAGAAAAGTATGGAATGTAACGGGAGCATCAAATTTAGATGAGTTACGAGAAAGAACTCAAACACATATACTTAGAAGACTAAAAGAAGATGTGTTAGATTTACCTGATAAAATTATCACACCGGTTTATTTGAGATTAAAATCAAAAGACTACGAAGAATTAATGGGTGAATATTTTAATTGGTATGATAATAACTCAGAAGAATCTTCATCACTTACAATTCAGTTTGGTAAACTAATGAAAGTTAGAAAAGTAATTGCCGAAGAAAAAGTTAAAAACACAATCGAGTTAGCGGAAAATATTATTGAACAAGGAAAAAAAGTTATAATATTTACAAATTTTACAGACACATTAAGAACTATTTATGAACATTTTGGAAAACAAGCAGTTTATTTGGATGGGTCTTGCTCAAAACCACACAGACAAAAAGCCGTTGACGATTTTCAAGAAAACGATAAAATCAAAGTTTTTGTTGGTAACTTAAAAGCAGCAGGTGTCGGTATTACTTTAACCGCAGCCGAAGCCGTTATTATGAATGACCTATCATTTGTTCCTGCCGAACACGCACAAGCGGAAGACAGATCTCATAGGATCGGTCAAAAAAATTCAACATCCGTTTATTATCCATTATTTGAAAACACAATAGAAGGGGTAATATATGACATCCTTAATAGAAAGAAAAAAATCATATCGACAGTAATGGGTGATGATATTATGGAAGACGCATCGACAATTGAAGAAATGTTAAATTTAATTTCTTCTAAGAGGTGATATTTATTATTATGATATTTAAAAAATTAAATGAAAAAATAAATTTAATCGAAAGTAAGTTAGGAATTAATTCTCTACTTAATGAATCTTTAATTAATGAAATAAAAAAAGTTTCAATAGAAAAATTACCTTATGAGTTTGATGATTTAGAAGACTTTATAGATAGTGAGACGATGAAAACTCATTATACAAAACACTACAAGGGTTATGTTGAAAAGTTAAATAAGGAGTTAGAAAAAATAAAAGGCAAAGATTTAGATTTAGAAGAAATTGTTTCGAGTATTTCCAAATTCAATACAAAGGTAAGAAACAACGGTGGTGGCGCGTTTAACCACGCACTATTTTGGAAAATGTTGTCACCTAAAAAAACAAAATTAGAAAATCCTTTATTATATAAATTAGAATCCACTTTTGGGTCATTTGATAAATTTAAAGAAAAATTTGAAGAAGAAGCAAAATCAAGATTTGGGTCAGGTTGGGTTTGGTTGGTACTTACAAAAACAAATAGGTTAAAAATTGTAACGACACCAAACCAAGATAATCCCTTAATGATGAGTGGAAAAAATAAAAGTTATCCATTATTAGGATTAGATTTGTGGGAACACTCTTATTATCTTAAATACAAAAACGAAAGAGACCGTTATATACATAATTTTTGGAAGGTAGTTAATTGGGATTTTGTTACTGATTTATATACAACTCAATTAGATAGAAATAAAGCAGAATAATAAGATATTTATATATAAAATATTCTTATGTCAACATCTATAATCTCAGAACCACATAGAAGTAAACTTTATAAAAGAATTAGAAATCTTTTGGGTGCACCTTTAAGGGGTGTCGAATTAGAGGACGAAATGATGGATTCTCTTTTAGAATTATCAATTCAAGACTATTCACAACATGTTAATGATTGGTTAATTGAGACCCAATGGTCCGCACTTTATGGTTTAAATTTAGACGAACAATCTTTGACAAAGGCATTTACGACTAGAAGTTTAGATTGGGAGACACAATACACTTACGCATATTCTAAAATTGTTGGTCTTCAAGCCGGTGGTGATTATGTTTTACAAAAAGATTATATAGAATTAGTTGCGGGGCAACAAATATATGAAATACCCGCAGGAAGAGAAGTTAACGAATTACTTTGGTTTGCCAGATCTGAATTGGACGCAGCGTACTTTGACCCATTTATGGGAGGATTTGGTGGTTTTGGAGGTATTGGTTTAGGTGGTGGTGCAGGATTTTCTCAAATGGGTACCACTGGTAATTATTTTATAACACCCGCATTTGACATTCTTTTAAGAATGGCAGACATCCAACTAAAAAGAAGGATTATTACAGGGGATTTAACATATAGAATTACCGCACTACCTGAAGGAAAAAAAGCGTTACATTTATACAACGTACCTGGTGGAAAATTTGATTTTGGTAATATCGAAAGAAACAAATATAGAGTTTGGTATTGGTATTACGATACTTTTGATAGGGACGATTGTTTAGCAAAAAATCCTGACGTAGTAAAACTACCATCTGACATCCCAATTGACGAGACAAGATGGGATGAGTTAAACGCACCAGCACAAAACTGGGTTAGAAGATGGTTTACCGCTTATTGTAAAGAAACACTTGCTAGAGTAAGAGGAAAATTTAGTGGTAATTTAAAAACACCCGATAGTGAATTAACTTTAGAATATACGACTTTACAATCAGAGGCTAAGGATGAAAAATCAATCCTTTGGGAGGAGTTGAAAACTAGACTTGAAAGGTTAAGACCAGAAAAACAATGGGAAATAAAAGGGGCTATGGCAGAAAATATGAATAAAGCATTAAAATATAGACCATTTAACTACCCAATAAATATTATATAATTTATGGCGGTTTTTAGATCAATACCCTCTAAAAGAATTATTAATGGAGTGACGATAGAAACGTCAGATTCATCTATAGTCTCAGAAAAAGAATATTTAACTAGTGGTGAATATGTTATAATAACAAAAGGTATAGACCACTGTACAATTAAATTAAATCACAATACAACAGATCACGTTGTAATAAAATCTTTAACACAAACGTTAGTTAAATCAGAAAAACTAATAGATGAAGAATTTGGAGAAGTTGAACTTAATGTTGGTTCTTGTGTAGAATTTAAATTTGTTGGTAATAGTTGGTATATCCTTTCATCGGATGGTTTAAAAGGTTCTTAGTCAAAAACTAAAGACATTAAATCGCCATCTTCGTCAAATTCATAAATTTCATCTTCATCTACCTTAACTTTTTTAACTCTGGTATTCATTAAGTTTTTATTTTTTTCAACATATTCTTGATCAACTAAATCTAAAGTATTTTCTAAATACATATAATAAGGGTCAATACCCGTTGATTGCCAAAATTCTAATTCCATATCAGATAATGTTAAAACCTCGTCTAAATTGTCTTGATCTTTTTCTTTTTTAGGTGTTCCCCTATCTAATTCTGTTTGTGCTTTAGTAAAAATTGGTCGGTCTTTTGGGTCTTCAATTAATATCTCATCTCTAATTTCAGGTTTGAAAACAACAAGTAGAGGTTCAATTCTTTTGTTAAATGCTGCCATGTATCTTGCAATATTATATTCACCAAGTAAGTCAGGATTTTTTTCAATATCTTGTTCATTAATTAGATAACAGTTTAACACAATGTCATCTTCATACTCTATCGGGAATGGTTTACCGTTATTTTTTTCATAAAGAAGAACTTCCTCTTTTGTTGCTTTAATTTTTTTAGTTTTCTTTTGAACATCTCCATGTGATTTCTTTTCGCCGTTATTAACATAATAAACAGTGTCTCCTAAACCAGGATTAATACCTGCACGTATCAATAATTCCATGTGTGCCTGACGAGACATCGAATTTCCTGACTTTGTTTTTTTAGTAACGTGAACTTTATAATCTTCTATTGATTGTTTAACACGAGCTTTATTTGCAATTTTAGCCAAAGGTATTTGTCTATTAAAAAGTTTCTCAACGTACTCATAGTAAAAGTCCAAAAACTCAGCACCCTTACCATCAAGTAACATTCTTAACCCTTTGTCCAAAAACTCCGCAACATACGTTTGTAGTTTTTTAGATTTGATGGTATTTCCTGTAAGTTTAACTTTACCTTTATCTGTAAGAAGTGCATAATTTTTTCTTGCTACGTTTATTGTTGAAGGCCAAACTCCATCTATATCAAGACCCATTTCGTTTCTTAAAAATAAGTCATTATACTCAGCAACATCCGCTTCAGAACCAAAATACTCTTTATCTTTTTCAACTAAACCATTAAGACCTTTACCGACATAGTGGTGAGTATCCACATCATTTGGGGTTTCAAAGTTTACTCCATCCGTATCCATCACAAGAGGAACATAACCTTTACTCATAAAGTACATAATCATCTGTCGTAGATATTGCCTACCGGTACACGTAATCTGTTCTCCCATGTCCATATCACCCCAAGGGAAGACGTGGGGTGCTGATAATGATCCAAAGAAGGCATTGATAAAGATTTTGATTGGTAATTGTTTCCTGTCGTATGAGACAGAAAGTTTCGGATCCGTTTTTTTAAATTCACCTGCTAAGTTTTTATATTTTATACGAGTGTCACGAAAGTACTTTAACATACTTTTCATCGCACCTGTTACGTCACATTTAGGAAACACATCATGAACCAACTGAATAGAAGGGTATAGTGATGAGTAGTCAAGTTTTAATACATTCTTTGAATAACCAACTTGAAGTAACCTTGAAAGTCCTCCTGTAAATTTTCTTTTTGGTAGTTTTCTTGGTATTGCTAAATTATGTTTGTATGACCATGCGCACATAATCATTTTCCATAACGTCGCAGTACCCATAGTTGAAAGTCTTTCGTATGTTGTTGGTACAAGTTTAGAAAGTAGAAAGTTTGCCTGATTAAATTGTTCATCAACAATCATCGTTTCATAAAGGTCATCATCAAGATAGTCTTCAATTATTTTTGAACCATTTGTTTTAAAATATACATCAGTTCTTCTTGAACATATTTCATCTATTTTAGAATCAAAACCAACTTTTTTATAGTTTCCGTTTTCTTTATTCATCCAATAGTCCTCGTTGTCAAAGTATATTTTTCCAATCTTATCTCCTTCAACATAAACACGGTTTTCTTTTTCTGCTTCAATAAACTTTGTAATATATTTCAAAGACCAACTCTTGATGTCTGAGTTAATCGCTTGTGCCCTACGAACCGCATGTGCTATATCAATAATATTGTAACCCCACATTTGAGTTTGTGTGTAAGGCTCCATTTCATTCGCCAACTTTAATATTCCTTCTTTTTGTTTTAATGAATAGTCAGGGTTTAAAGTTTTAGCAATTTTTTTAATATTTAATTTTAATATTTCTGCACGTTTTAAAATAAATGGAAAGTCAAAAAATGCAGAGTTATAACCACCAACAAGAGAGGGTTTTAATTTATCAATTGTTTCAAAAAACTCAACAATCATTTTCTTTTCTTCTTCTTCATTTTGTGCCGATAACAATTTAATAAAACCACGATTGTCTTTCATTCCAATTAAGAATATTGAACTCTTATTTGGATCAAGTCCTGTGGTCTCGATATCGAATACAAACCTGTGGATTTCATCATATTCATCAAACCCTTTGAATAGTCTTTTACTTTTTTGAATTAGATATTGTTCTACAGGAGAAAGTATTGAAATAAAATCTGAGTTATCTCTACCCCATGGATCAAGACCACCGCCTTTAAAAAAGTTTACAAGATTAGAATATGATTTTGTTGTTTTAACTAAAAATGTTAAACCCGTTTTTAATCTTTCATCACCATGATCTTCTAACTTTTCTATAATAATACCGTTTTCTGACATTGCCTTTTTTTGAAGGTCTTTATTACCTCTATAGAAATTCTTACTACGTAAGTCACCGACCCATGCAAATGGAATAAATGTATCCATTCTTAAAAGTTTACCTTTAATTGGGTCTTGAATTACTTTAAAAATTTTATCTGATTTATAATCGTATTCGAGTGCTACGATATATTTTTCGTCATCTTCTCCGTGTAGGAAACGTTCGATTTCTTCTTGTGGAACCATAATATTATATTTTTGAGTTTGGTGTATTAGCTGTTACACATGGGTAACATTTACCTTTGTTCTAAATATAAGAGTAAAACATACTCTTGTCAAATAATATTGATATAAAGATTTTCTCTAATTGGTCCTATTAATTCTCCGTTTGATAACTCGATTAAAAACTCTCCGATGTATCTACCTTTTTTTGCCGTATCTTTTCCTCTCCACTTATAGTAAATATAATATTCTCTTGGTGAGTCAGGATTTCTTCTTTCTTTTTCTGTGATGTATGACGGTCTCATAAATATTTTTTGAATTCCGTCATCTTCACTTTTCATGGAAAACCTAATGGTTGCATTGTCTAAAACAGAATAAAAATCTTTCCAAGAGTCGGTTCTTCCGTCTTTTACAACATCCATTTTTAAAATGGGTAAATTACTATTTTGTTTTATAAAAAATTCCATATTTAATAAATATTTTTTGTTGAGTTATAGTTATAACTTATCTGAGTTTGAGAAAGAGTATAGTTATAAATTTCAAACCTACTTAAATACATTTTTGCATAACCCCCGTCACCCATATTTGTGGGACAATTGCTCGCAATTGCATAATGTGTATTTGCCCCTCCATTATAAGGAGCTAATCGATTAAATGATAGTTCACCAACCAATTGACCATCAACATATGACTTCATTGTTGAACCGTCATAGGTTAACCCAATATAATGCCATGTGTTCAAAGATGTTGCTGCGGATGATGTTACACTTGATATTGAAGTCCCATTCCAAAAACCAAATTTCAAATTGCCTGAAACTCTTTCAATAACCGATTCAAACCAAGATGTGTTAGGTGTTGTCGTTCCTTGCTCAGATAAAATCACGCCATCATCCATCATATATACCCACATAAAAATAGAAGTCGTTTCTGACTTATTAGGTGATATTCCTGAAAATAAATTATTCAAACTTGTTGTCGTCATCAAAAAATCATTTGATCCGTCAAAAAACATACTACCTGATGTGAACGCCGAATAAATTGGTGAATTACTTAATGTTGCATTAGAATTATTAAATATGTCGGTAACCACAGTACCTGTAGTTGGGTATGAATTTTGATTTGTAAAATCATAACATACAATAGGTTTTGCTGGTATATTACTTAATATGGTTTGATACTTATTCATTTTATCTTACTATCCAATATTCAACCCTTGAATCTTCTGACCATTCTGCGTAAATTATATTAATTACACTTGTCTGATAAGTTGTACTACCTAACAATACCCATCCAGCAGGTACCGATGGAGATGTTCCGCTATTATGGTAAATTTTTTGTGTAATACCCAATTTTGAACCTGACAAGTTATCTGTTATGTTGGTTGATAATGGTGACGAGTATGAACCAAAAATAGTGGACGAGCTAAAATGAATAGTTGCAGTATTTGCGGATGTTGTTTGTGGTAAATTCTGATAAGTTGTTGCACTTATCGTATTGGCAGACACAGTGTTTGAAGTTACTCCACTAACTACTATTAAATTAGTCGCCGATAAATTTCCTTGTATGTTTGTTGATTGACTTACATTTAATCCGCCCACTACCGCTAAATCATTGCCAATAGTTGTATTTCCAACAGATTCCAAAGTATTTGTTAATATTCCACCAACTTCTAATTGTTGAATATATGAACCACTAACATCAAATATTTGAAGTGAATTTGAAAGTCGGTTTACAACATACGCATATATTCCTTGAACATAAATACCAGAAGGGGCCGAACCGGTTGATGTTGACCCAACTGAAACAGGTGATGATGGATTTGATACATCAAATATTTGAAGTGAATCATTTCCATTTATAACATATGCATATCTTCCTTGAACATAAATACCAGAACCTGATCCTGTTGACGCAGTTCCAACTAATACCGGAGATGATGGATTTGAAACATCAAATATTTTAAGTTCAGAAGAAATTCGGTTCAAGACATACGCATATCTTGCTTGAACATAAATATGATAAGGGTCTGAACCAGTTGACACAGACCCAACTGAAACAGGTAATGATGGATTTGATACATCAAATATTTGAAGTGATCTTGAATCTCGGTTTATAACATATACATATCTTCCTTGAACATAAATACCATCAGGTCGAGAACCGGTTGACACAGACCCAACTGAAACAGGTAATGATGGATTTGATACATCAAATATTTGAAGTGAATCTGAAGTACGGTTAATAACATATGCATATCTTCCTTGAACATAAATACGAGAAGGGGACGAACCTGTTGACGCAGTTCCAACTAATGTCGGAGATGATGGATTTGATACATCAAATATTTGAAGCGAAGTTGAAACAACATTTACAACATATGCATATCTTCCTTGAACATAAATACCAGAAGGGGCCGAACCGGTTGATGTTGACCCAACTAAAACCGGAGATGATGGACTTGAAACATCAAATATTTGAAGTGAATCTGAACCAACATTTACAACATATACATATCTTCCTTGAACATAAATACCAGAAGGGGCCGAACCAGTTGATACCGATCCAGACGCACTTGTTGGTACTTTTCCGATTATAGTTTCGGTATTTGAACTAAAGGTATTGGCTGAAAGTCCGTTTTTGAATGTTGTTGATCCTGTTACAGTTCCTCCAGTAAATGAACCACCACCTGAAATTCCTGTTAGATTTGACCCGTCACCATATAATGTTGTTGCACTTAAACTACCATTTACGGTTAAAGTTGATGTTGCCGCAGTTGTGCCGATACCTACATTTCCATCACTTTGTATTCTCATTCTTTCTAAACCTTGATCGGTACCAAAAGTAATAGTTCCTCCTGTGGTCTGAGTAGATAAATCAAATGTCCCACCAGTATATCTCCAAGAAAGTTTTGCTCCATACACACTTGATGGTGTTCCAAAATATAATTGTGACGTATTAATGTCTGTCGTAAAAAAACCGATATTATTATTATTAAACCCTTGTACAATAAAATTTGTGGTGAATGGTAAACCCGATGATGGTATTTGAGAAGTACTATTATTAACTTGTAATTTAGATTGTGTACCACCTGAAGTGGACAAATACTCAATTCTACCAATATTCACACTACCTCCCGAATTAATAATGAACGGAGATGCGTCAGGGTTTGAACTATCTTCTATCAAAACGGCATTCCCCGTACCCAATTGGCTAATGTATATTGCGTCAGTTGTTGAATTAGCACTTATATTCAATCCGCCATTTATACCTAAAGAATCATAAATATTAGTCATATCTTATTAATTTTTTTGTGTATAACCATCTCTTATGTAACCAAAATAATACTCTTCGTTTTCAATTTCATTTTGATTATTATAATAAATTATTTTTTGTTTATTAATTACACCTTCTGTTGGGTGATTTACGATATAATTTACGATCTCATATGTCCCTAAATATCCCATTAAAAATCAATTAAAACGTTTATTTGTTGTCTTACTGTTGTAGGGTTCGTTACCCAAGCGGGCGTTACCCATCTTATTTCTAATTTATCTCCATTAACAACATATAAAGGTGATGATAAAATATAATTTATTAATGATGATGATGAATCGTAAGTGGTCGTTGTAGTTATAGTACTTGATGTTGATTTTGTGACATTATTTATTGTAAATGTGCTAGTTTCTGACGAACCCAAAGTACCACCAACAGTTTCACAAATAGATACTTGTGTAATAAAACCAGTAACAGGAGAAATAAGTCTTCTACCGTCATTGGCCGATATTGTTGGAGCTAAATTAAACTGACCCCCTATATAATATGTTGTTGAATCGACGGGATTTACAGAATCATGACCAAATAATAAATTAATTTTTCCTCTAGGTGTTGCAGAAGATATTGAACCTCCCACAATAACAACTTTAATACCGTTTAATGAACTACTCAAAGTTATGTCTACGGAATTTAATTGGTAGTTACTAACACTACCTAAAATTAATTGATTGGTGTTTGTGTCTATTATTTGTATTAATATTTCAGTAGTATTTAAATTATGAGTAATTGTAATTGGTATAGATGCTGTGTAATTATTTGTTTGTGTATAAGTATATCCTGTACTTAACCCTGTTATAGAAATTGTACCTCCAGTATTATTTAATAAGGTAATCGTTCCAGCGGAATACGTCCCACCTGTTACAAAAACATCAGTTGCTCCTGTGTAAAATCCACTAACATTAAATGTACCCCCACTTGTGTTTGTAAATGTTGCAGTACCATTACTGTACGTTCCTCCTGTAACGTATGTATCGCCTGTAGAAACACCAAGTAAATTAGACCCATTACCATAGAGTGTTGTTGCACTTAAAGTGTTTGCCGATAAACTCCCATATATTATTTGTGATGTTGCCATTTTAACCTATTTTATTTACTTTACATATGTTATCCTGAACGTATAATACGCCTTCAGTTGTATTTTCATCACCATAACCACTTATAAATACCATACTATCATTTGGTGATAAAAAATAGTTTTCAGTTATTGTTATCGGATTACCTTGATAATCAAACATTTCCCCATTTACAATAAACGCACATGGGTATTCAAAACTTTGCATTTTATTTAAACCTTCGCTGTGAGTGTTAAACTCAAATAAACATGTTAATATCATAATAAATCTAATTCTGTTAATACAGTTACCGAACCATTTATTGTCGATGCGGTTATATTGGTGTTCGACGTTGTGTTTGATATTGTTAATGGTGCTAAACCTGATATATTTATTGTTGATCCCGGCACAGATTGTAATGTTGAGTTATGTATTTGTAAAGATCCCGTACTTGTTGCATTCACAAATAAATTACCTGTACCTGAATTTTTAATATTTGAATTTAAAACATAATTTTTTAAATACTGACCATTAATTAAACTTGATGTACTATTAAAATATGCGTTTGTATTCGATATTACAGTAGTTCCTGTTGTAGTTGTGTCATTATCTATAAACGTTCCTCCTGTTATTGAAGGTAAAATACTACTATTTTTTATATTTATTTTACCCGCTCTTGATCTAGCAACCACTCCTTGAAAATTTCCTGTTATATTTCCATTAAAATTAATTTCTCCTGATGTGTTTCTGTTATAAAAAATAATGTTGGTGAAATTTGAAGTTGCTATGTTTATATCTCCGTTTATAAACATTTTTTCAGCTGTTTGGTTTTCAAAAAGTATTCTATTATAATTAAAATTATAAGTACCATTAAATATTGAAACTCCATTTGAGCTTGAAAATGATTGAAATTTTTGTGCAACTCCAGAATCACCGACTTCATACCAATTAACATTTGCAATAAATCTAAATGTTGCCGTATTTTGTGTTGATTGATAAGGATAAGCAATAAAATCACATTTATTTATGTTTAGGTATATATTTGGTGATTGGTTAATTTCACAAGAAATTGCAGCGTTACCACCTAAGTTTTGTACATAATCTAAATTTAAAGTTGCTGTACTACCAGTTGATAACTGTCTAAAATGAATTACTCTATAATATGTAGATTTAACTTTTCTAACGTTTATATAAAATTGTATATCTGCAGTAGATCTAATTGTTAATGGAGAACCTGTACCTGATTGCCCAACATTATTACCCGTATGTGTGTAATTTATTTCATCTGCCGTTATTTTTACTGTAGATGTTTGCCCCGTAATAGTATTGGTACCGACACCGATTAAATGAGATTTAGATATTAGTGATTTAACTTCACAATCAAAAGTACATCCATCACCTATACCCGGTTCATAAAAAACTACTGCACCACCAAAACTATCGGCACCGATTGAATCCCCGCTAAACTCTAATGAACCCCTAACGGTGCAAGTACCACCACTACCTGGTGATTTAAACAAATACATATCAGTACCTGTTACAGTTTGATTAAAGAACACAACTCTCGATCCAGGATTAAAATAATAATAAACACCGTCTTTCCATAAATTGACTAACGTGTCTATTTGTCCATTATAAGGGTTACCAGCAGTGTTTCTATTATCGTAAGTCCATGTTCCAGGTAACACATAAATGGTATCACCTGAAGTTGATGCGCTTTTAGCCGCATATAAATTTTGATAAGGTTTATGTAAATCCCCTTTTACTGCAGTTACGTCATTACCATTTGGATCAACGAATAAGATTTTAGATAGATTTGTCCCAGAACTTATACCACTAACCGAAAAAGTTCCTCCTGTATTATTAGTAAAAGTAATTGTTGACGAACTAAAAGTTCCTCCGGTAACAAAAACATCTGTTGAACCTGTATAAAAACCATTAACGTTGAAAGTACCTCCCGTATTATTTGTAAATATTGCGGTTCCATTTGAATAAGTCCCTCCCGTAACAAAAGTATCTTGTGTTGAGATCCCTGTTAAATTTGATCCGTCACCATATAATGTCCCACCACTAATTGTTGTTGCCGATAAAATACCATTTACCGTTAAACCACTAACGGCATCAATATATACATTAAAAGAAGTATCAGTATTGTCAGTTAAAGTAATGGTGTTTGTTAAATCATTATATGTTGTTGCAGTTATAAACGTATTTGTATCACTTGCAATATTAACACTAAGAGTACCACCAGTAGGATTTGTTAATGTAAGTGTACTCGCAGAATATGTAAGATCTGAAACACCTAAACCTTGTAAATAATACAAGTTATTATCCATATCCACAAAGGTAAGTTTACTACCCTTAGCGTCTGGCCCTATCTGTCTTGTTATTAATCCCATTTTTTTATTTAATAAATATAAAGTTTATTCGAAATAGAACGGATCAACGTAACCTTCAGTCATATAATAATTAGTCGGAATACAATCTGGACACCAAAAATCAAATAAATTAAAATTATTTTTTAATATTCTAAAGTTATGTTGAACTTGTGGAGAACTTAACGGTTCAACATACATTCTAAATTGAGAAATTCCTCCCATGAATGTTCCCCCAAAATTTTGTTCTAATAAAATATTTGTTGAAAGTCCTGATAAAGTGGTTGCCGATAAAATATTATTTGGAAATAATTCAGGATCTTGAGTGTAAGGTCCATTAGGTAAAGAACAACCTGAAAAAATTAAGTGGTCGTGTAATCCTTGCGTTCCTCCACCGAATGAAATATTAAATGGAACCCCAACTTGTTTTTCTTTTTCAGTATTTAATTCTCTTGGAATTATTTCCTCAAAATCTTCTATTACTAAAAATAAATAACCATTAACATAAAGTTTTAAAGTACCCAATCTATAATCTAAATCATCAAACCATTTTTTATCGAATCTTATTTTATGTATTTTTCTTTCGGGTGTTGATCCTGGATGCGTTTCAGGTGGACTTATTAATTTATAAGATTGCCCATCTATTGATGATTGTGTTGTTACGATTCTTAAATCATTCAAACCTCCTAAATTTTCTAAGTCGCATTCCTCTATAGTTTTATATCTTTCAAAAACCGCACTTATCATTACCCATCTTTCTTCATCACTATCATCACATTCTAAATTACAAATATCATAGATTGGTGGAGTATATACTTCAGTTATTGTATATCCTGTTTGAAAATTTACTCCGGTGGTTTCGCAAACTCCGGTTGTTACACAATCACCCGTAATTTTAATATATTTTATACCTATACTAGGATTTAACGGACAACCACTAAATCTTAATGAAATCGCATTAGATAAAACATCAAATTTAGGATCAGTCTCAGGTAATGGTATATTTTGTGTACTTGCACACCCACAATTACAACCTATGTTATGTTCTGATGTAAAACCACTAACTGGGTAAATTTTTACACAATCAGAATTAGTTACCGCAGTATTTGAGCAACCACAAGTTTCTAAACAATCAAGTCCTTGTGTAACTCTTGTATAACCCGAATCACTTTGTGGTGAACCACTAGATATGTGGTAATATTTATTTTCGGACCTTGTTCCAAAATAGAAAAAAGTTCCACTATTTCCACTATATACATCATTTAAATATTGTTCAGTATTTGCCGTTAACGTATATTCTTCAGTGACTCTTGGTTTTAGTAACATTTCCGCTGTCCAACCCTTATTAACTCTTTCAGGAAAAACTTCATAATCATATCCATGAAGTTTATAAAACCCTTGATAAAACCCTCCGTATAGTTCTTGATAATACCCTATAGTTGAATTACTTTTTGATACTATATTATAAATAGTATTTTTTGGTCTACCTGAAAAAACTTCATTAGGTGATTGAGTATATCCCGTTACGGGATGCATTTTAAACCTACTGTCTCTATAATATGGGTGAAATTTGTAAGTATCGTCAATACCTTTTATAAAATTAAGTGTCTGCCCCGACATTTTAGTATATAAACCATTATCGGTCGCAACTAAGCCTACATCACAAATACCTGTATATGAGGTGTAACACGAAAAGTCTAAATTTTTTGGGTTGTAATAATTTTTTGAAACCAAAGTATTCCCACTTACATATTCACCAAAACTTAATATTGGTTGTTGTGTTGTTGCACTATTGGATAAATCTATTATTATTGGTAATCTATTACCCTCATTATATCCAATAATGTTTGTAGAAAAAACAACTTCCTCATCGTAGTCTCTTTCATCAGAAGCTAAAGTTAAGTCAAAGTAACGACCATAACTAAGATTTATGGAATATTTTGGAAAATAATACGAATTAATATTTTGACTCGGCATTCTTTTTTATGATAAATAGTTTAATCGCGGTATTTATAGGTAAAACCCTAGATGAAAACATATAAATATTCAACAAAGGAAAGAGCCGAAAGAGTTGCAAAATCTTTGGGGTGTACCGGTTCCCATTATCATAATGAAGATGGTAACAGGAAGTATATGCCTTGTAAGGATATGAAAACATTCGAAGAAAAAACCAAAAAAAAATCTAAAGGAAAAGAAACTGAAGTCACTGAATTAGTTGGTGATGACGGTACGTGGTTAACCTCTGACATTCCGATTTTAGATCCACAATCATCTATTGATGGTTCCGTATTTACCGATAAAATAGTCCCTATGAGTAGAAATCCAAGAGACCCGTTATTGAGGGGGTGGTATGGTTACTATGGTGAAGGTAAATTGGCGGAAGAAGATATGGCAGATGCTTTTGGTTTTGAAGATACGATGTTTATGGATTTCAATGATACTGTTAAACACTATGAAAAAAAATTAGGTTTAGATAAAGAAGACGCTATCGATAGAGCGGTACAACAAGGAAAAAAACCCAATTTACATAAAAGAACACCAAAAAATATAAAAAAGAAAAAAAATTTTATAGATCGATTAATTTTAAAAGAATTAGATGATGAAATAACTGAAGACATTTTATTTAAAAAAAATTCACCAAATGATGAAATTTCAATTAAGGATAAAAAAATAAATCCAATACTACTAAGAAACATAAAATCTTTGAAGAATATGGCGGATAAATTTGGTGTTTCAAAAATGGAACTTATAAGATTATTGAAAGATGAATAAAGAATTATATGGAAATATAATAATTTTACCAGATAGTTTGATAAAACATTTGAGTGATTGCTTCAATTCCGTTCAAGGAGATAACAATACTGAGGGTTATAAAAGAAATCAAAATCTTAGACAATCTAAACAAATAACATATCAAGATTTAAAAAGAGTAAAAAATTGGTTTGATACATACAGCGGAAAAAAGGAAGACGCCCCTTTTGTGTTAAATGGTGGTGATAGGATGCATAATTGGGTAAACCACGCACTACAACAAATGAGAGGAAGTGTTAATAATTCTAAAAAAATTAAATCGGATGCCGGTATGCAAAATCAATATTTAGATTCACATGAAAAAAATAGTTTTAATTTAAATGATAAACATTCAACAACTGCGGATGATTTGAAATTAGAAAACCAAATAATAAGAATAAACAATTTAATAAAAGTAATTTAAAATGGCAGTACAAAGTGATAAAATTGATCTTTCACAACCTGATAATGAAATGTCAAGAATTGCAGAAGAACAAAGAAAAAAATTATTTCCAAGAAATGATTTTAAACCAACGGACCAATATTCAGCAGTACACCCTGACGCAATTGCTGATGGTGATGTGAATGGTAAAGGTACCGGTGGTGATTTAGATATTTATAATCAAAAGGCCGGTTCTAGTGTTGATAGAGCAGAAAGAATCGATGATATAAAAATAAACAAGTTTTCACCTAACAATCCATACTATCAAGTTAGATGAAATTAATTAATTCCCTTAAAAGTGTTATTAATGAAGCGGCGTCTATAGATGATGTTAGAAATTCTATACGCAATAAAAAAGTAATGATAATATATTATGATGGCGAAGATAATGGAGGAAAAGGATATAGAACAATTGAACCTGTATGTTTGGGCGTAAGTAAAAAAGGAAACTTCGTATTACGAGCATGGGAAATTGAAGGTTCATCTTGGAGTGCGCAAAATGAAAATAATTTTTTACCTGGTTGGAGATTATTTAGATTAGATAAAATCTTTACATATAGACCAACTATGGATAATTTTTATACTATGAGACCTAAATATAATCCTAATGGTGATAAAAGTATGGAAAGGGTTTTTATAAATGCAAAATTCGACAACGAAGAAAATATAACTTAATTATGGCAAATGAAATGGACTTAATGCAAAGACTTGCAGTGTCAAAAAAAATAATGGAAAAAACCGAACAAATTAAAAGAGGGGATGTAAGAAACGTAAACCCAGCAGTACAAAATTTTGAACCAGTAAATGGATCATATAATTTACCTGAAGAGTTATTAAATGAAAACACAGAAAAATCATACCACGATCCAACGAGACCGTTAGAACAGGATAGAATTATGAATTCAAAACTACCAGATGAAATTAAAAGATTAATGATTGAACAACCAATAATTCAACCAAGCTCAATGACAGGTGGGGTGGAACTATCAAATGAGGTAATAGAAGGTGCGGCTAGATTAATGAAAAAAGAAAACTTCTCAGAGCAAAAACAAACACCAAAAAAACAAGAAACAATTAAACCCACTGAACAATCTTCAAATTTTAACTTATCTGAAATGAAAAGTATGATTAGAGATGTTGTTAGAGATACTGTTAGAGATGTTGTTAGAGAAGAGTTAAAAGATGCTGGAATGTTAGTTGAATCAACAATTAATACTAACGAAACAATCCAATTCAAAGTAGGAAATACTTTGTTTGTTGGTAAAGTCACGAAGATTAAAAATTTAGAAAAATAAAGTTGCGTATCGTTAGATAAATCCACCTATAAAGGGTGGATTTTTTATTATAGTAATATTTCCTTTTGATAGAACAGGACTATTTATATTATTATGGGTAATAAAATAAATTTAAACGAAAAAAAAGTTTTAAAAGAATATCTTAATGGTAAGAGTTCTTTAGTGTTGTCGTCAGAGTTCGGTGTTTCTAAACCGGTTATTTTGAAAATACTTAAAAAACATAATGTAATACGAAAACGTGACAGATGTGATAGTTTGGATATTAAACAAAATGGTAAATTCTACACGGTGGAAAGGTTGTGCCCAAATTGTGATCAAATAATTTTAACAAAATCAAAAGATAAAGTAATTGCATGTAGGAACCACTTTAATAAATTAAAAAAAAATAATCCTTGCAAAAAATGTTCATTAGAATTACAAATTGGTGAAGGCAATCCATTTTATGGTAAAAAACATTCAAGTAAAACTAAAAAACAAATTTCTAAAAGTAGAAAAGGTAAGGGGGTTGGTGAAAAGAACTATATGTCTAAAAAAGAGAATAGAGAAAGAGTTGCAAATATTATTAGAAAAAAATGGAAAGATGGTAAAATGGAACATCTAAGAAAAATATTTTCTGAAACAATAAAGAAAACTAGAAGATTAGGTAAAATAAAATCAGTTGTAAGATCAAAAAAAGAAAAAGAAATAATAATAGAAATTAAAAAAATAGGTTATGATGTAAAACATTCATTAAAAATTGATACAAAAATATGTGATATATACGTACCAAAATTAAATTTAGTTATTGAATATAATGGAGATTATTGGCATTGTAATCCTGAAAAATACAGTAGTAGTTATTTTCACCAAGTAAAACAAAAAACAGCGCAAGAATTGTGGGATTATGATAGGGACAAGGTTGACTTAATAATAAGAAATGGTTATAATTTAGAAGTAGTTTGGGAGTCACAGCTTAAAAAAAATCCAAAACTTATAAATCAAATTATAAAAAAATATGACACAAGAGAGTAAATATACTCCGGACGTTCGCAGAAAAATTAGGGTGTTAGTACTCCCTAGCGACCGTACCGGAGTTGGTTAAGGTAAATTTAGAAGTGTGGATCCACACGTTATGTTACAAAATAATCACGGAGATGATTTCCACGTAGATATTGACTACGAACCAAAAATTAATGATATAAATTATTGGAAACAATACGATATTGTACATTTTCATAGAAGTATTGGTCAAAACTACGACGCATCAACAAGTATAATTCAAAATTTAAATAATTTAGGTATTGTAACTATTATGGATTTGGATGATTATTGGTTACCAACAAAAGAACACCCTGTTCATCAATTAGTTGTACAAAATAAATTACATGAAAAAATAATAGCTAATTTGAAAGTTGCTAAGTATGTAACAACAACCACAACAATATTTGCAGATGAAATAAAAAAATTAAATAAAAATGTTTTTGTTTTACCAAATGCAATTAACCCAAATGAACCTCAATTTCAATTTGAAACATTACCTTCAGAAAAATTAAGATTTGGTTGGTTAGGTGGTTCGTCTCACTTACATGATTTAAAATTGTTAGATGGTACAATAAATAAATTAAGTTCTCACAGAGATAAGTTTAGCTTGTACCTATGTGGTTTTGATACAAGGGGAAGTGTTACCGAAATTAACAAACAAACAGGAGAACAAAAACAAAGACCAATTAAACCTGAAGAAACGGTTTGGGCTAGATATGAAGAAATTTTCACAGATAATTACAGAATGGTTGATCCTGAACATAAAGATTTTTTAATGAAATTTAAAGAAGAAGAATTTGTTTCGGATACTTTACCTTTTTACACCAGAGTTTGGACAAAACCTGTAACAACTTACGCATCTAATTACAGATGGTTTGATGTATCGTTAGCACCAATTAAAAATCATATTTTCAATAGAGTAAAATCACAACTTAAAGTTATTGAAGCGGGATTTTATAAGAAAGCAATTATAGCGTCAAATGTTGGTCCTTACACTATCGATTTAAAACATTCGTTAAAAAATGGAGAATTTGTTGATGGAAATGCACTACTTGTAGATGAGGTAAGAAACGGGGATTGGTCAAAATACATGAAAAAATTAATTGATAACCCTAATTGGGCGTATGACTTAGGACAAAGATTATACGAGACAGTTAAAGACACGTATGATTTAAATAAAGTAACAAAAGACAGAGCGGAACTTTATAAAACATTAGTAAAATGATTAATATACCCATTACAAAAATTTTATTTTTGGATATTGAAACTGTTGGAATTTGTAAAGATTGGTCAACATGTCAGCAAAGTAATCCAAAAGTGGCTGAACAATTTATTAAATATTTTGATTGGTTTTTAAAAAGATTTCCTGAAGACAATTATGAAACCCATGGTCTTGAAGAAGAATTACAAAAAATGAATGATGTTTATTCAAAACGTTCAGCTCTTGTTCCTGAGTTTGCTAAAATAGTTTGTGTTTCTATGGCCTTTGTTATGGAAAATGGAGAAGTAAAAAAGCAAACATTTTCAGGTGATGATGAACGAGAATTATTATTACAAGTTAGAAATTTATTAGATAGATGTCATAATTTAGATTTTTATCTTTGTGGTCACAATCTTAAAAATTTTGATATACCTATGATGGCAAAACGTATGATCATTAATGGTATTAAACCATCTAAAATACTTCCTTCATATGATACTAAGCCGTGGGAAGTTAAAGCAATTGACACAAAAGAAATTTGGCAATACGGGGCATACTCTGCGATTGGATCTTTAGATTTAGTATGTGCGACTTTAGACATACCGACACCTAAAGATGGTGAGGTGAATGGGGGTATGGTTCATGAAGCATATTGGAACCATAATAGATTACAAGAAATATCTGAATATTGCGAAAAAGATGTTAATGTATTAATAGATTTCATAAAAAAATTAAAAGAATTAAAATGAGTGAAGAAAGCATAGAATCAAAATTGAAACAATTAGAAAAACTAAATTTAGATAATACAGAAAATAACGAATTTGACGATTTTTTAAATTCAATTGACGTTGATATGATCAATCAATTTTTTGAAGGGTCGATGGTTTCAAAATTAGAATTAAAATATAAAAATGAATCAGAAAACAAAGAACCTGAATACGCGTATGAATCTGATTCTGGTTTTGATTTAAGATCAAGAGAGGAAATATGGGTTCAGGCAAATAGTAGATCCTTAATTCCAACAGGATTAAGGTTTGATATTCCTGACGGTCATGAAATTCAGGTAAGAAGTAAGAGTGGTTTGGCTCTTAATCAGGGACTTATGGTTTTAAATTCGCCTGGTACTGTTGATAGCGGGTATCAAGGGGAAGTAAAAGTTATTATTTTCAACACAACTAACGAAAGAATCAAAATAGAGAAGGGTCAAAAAATTGCACAAGCAGTTTTATGTCCTGTAGTTAACGGTAAATGGGTTAATTTAGTTAAAGTTGAAGAGATTAGTGAAAAAGATAGAAACAATAAAGGATTTGGAAGTACGGGATTATGATAAGTATTATTTATTCGACACATAAGGACAAAACCTATAACGACAAGTTTAAAAAACATTTATTAGAAAGTTGTGGTCTAAAAGACATACAAATTCTTGAATATGAAAATAATAATGAGTTCGCATTATCACAAATTTACAACAAGGGTATTGGTGAATCAATTTTTAATATAATCGTTTGTTGTCATAACGATATAAAACTAGAAAAAAATTGGGGTAAAAAATTACTAAATGACTTTAATGAAAATAAAGAATATGGTATTTTAGGTAAAGCCGGTTCATGTTATTTTCCTGAATCTGGAGTGTATTGGGAAAATATGCAAAGAACTATGGTTGGTCAGGTTTACCACCACCCACCAAATCAAAAAAAATGGTTAAGTAAATATTCACCTAAAATACCTGAAATAATACCTGTAGTTACTATTGATGGTCTTTTTATATCGTTTGATAAAAATAAAATTAAACATAGATTTGATGAAACTTTTGGTAAATTTCATTTTTATGATCACGGATTTTGTATACCAAATTATTTAGAAAACGTTAAGATAGGTGTTACGTCTTCTTTTGAAATCACCCATGAGTCTGTTGGTAAACCAAATCAAGAATTTTTTGAAAGTAAAAATAAATTTTTAGAAAAATGGGGTAATATTTTACCATTAGATTTAAAACCACAAAAAGTTTTTTACAAAAAAATAGATACAAAAAAATTTAAAAAGTTTGGTAAGGTGGCAATTATTATACCTACTAAAGGTAACGTACCAATTCTAAAAGACTGTATAAATTCATTTTTTGAAAATTGTGATAGTGACGTGTTTAATATTTTTATTGCAGATACAGGGTCTTCTGAATTAGAAAAAAAAGAAACAATAGATTTTATAACTTCTTTTAAAAATGTGTCATTCATAGAATATGATTATTATAACTTTGCAAAAATAAATAACGATGTTGTTAAAAACCATGTTGGTGACGAATACGAATTTATTTTGTTTTGTAATAATGATATAAAAATACTTAATGATGTTATTACAGGGTTTTTAGATACTTTTGAAAAGAATAAAAAAGCGGGAACCGTTGGGGGTAGATTACATTACGCAGATAATACCATACAACATAATGGTATTTTTATGGCAATTATAGATAAAAAATTAGAGGTTGGTCATTTGAATATAAAAAACTATTATAATTTTTTTACAAATAATATTGTTGTTTTTGGGAATACAGGTGGATTACTAATGATAAGAAAAAAACTTTTTGAAAAGATTGGTTTTTTTAATGAAAATTATATTTCATGTTTTGAAGATGTTGAATTAAACATAGAAACAAACTCTTTAGGTTTTGAAAACATCCAAAATAGTGATTGTGTCGCATATCACTATGAATCTCTTTCTAGAAACTTGGACCCCGAAAATCTACAAAAATTAAATTATGACTATATAAACTATTTAGTACCTGCGGTTCAAAAAAGATGGGATAAAATACAAAATAAAATACAAAAAATTAATACAAAATGAAAGTAGGTGTTAGTTATAATGTTTTTGATGCTGAAGAACATTTAAAAGGTTCTATAACACAAATAAGAAATAGTGTTGATTATATTTCGGTTGTTTTCCAAAAAAAATCAAATTATGGTCAAGACTGTAACAAAAATTTAGAAAATTATTTAAATAATTTAAAAAAAGATGGTTTAGTTGATGATATAATAGAATATCACCCACTACTTGGTGTTTCCCCCCATATTAATGAGGTTAATAAAAGAAATATTGGTTTGATGTTTTCCGAAAAAAGAGGGTGTACTCATCACATGTCTATGGATACCGATGAGTATTATTTAAAAAGTCAATTTGAGTATATGAAAAAAATAATTTTAGATGGAGATTACGATTCTTCCGCATGCCAAATGTCAACTTATTACAAAGAACCAATATATAGATTAGAACCAAAAGAAGAATATTATGTTAGTTTACTATTCAAAATAAGACCAAATATTACATATGTTTTTGCAAATAACTTTCCTGTACTAACCGATCCAACTAGAAGTATGGATTCTGGAAAATTTAAAAGGTTTGAAAGGGATGAAATTGAAATGCATCATATGAGTTTTATAAGAAAAGATATTGAAAAAAAATTACGTAATTCATCTGCAAAAATAAACTTTGATAATTACATTCCTACTTTTATAAATTATTTTAATAATTGGACTCACGGAATGAAGGCCATAACTCCAGGTAACCCTCCTTCAGAGTATAACACCGTAGAAGTTGATAACATATTTAATATAAATTTAAATGATAAATAATAAAACAATTATTACCGTTACAGGTATCCGTCCTGATTTTATCAGAATGTCTGAAATATTTAAAAAATTAGATAAAAATTTTAACCACATTTTAATCCATACTGGCCAACATTTTGATAAATTACTTTCGGATGTTTTTTTTGATGAATTAGAAATTCGTAAACCAAACTTTAATTTAGAAATAGGAGGTATAGGTAAGGAACATTTTCACCAAAGCGCGGATTTATCTGTTAAATTAATTGAATTAATTCGTAAAGAAAAATTGAATCCTGACATTATTTTGTTTCTTGGGGATTCAAATTCGGTGACCTCCTCAGTTTCTTTAAAAAAAGAAGGTTATAAAATTGGTCACATAGAGGCAGGTATGCGTTCTTACGATAAAAGAATGTTAGAGGAAATAAATAGGGTTGTTTGTGATCACTGTAGCGATTTTTTATTTGTTTATCACGATAATTACAAAGATAAGGCGTTAAAAGAAAACATACATAAAGATTCTATTTTTGTTGTAGGAAACACCATAGTAGAAGTTGTAAAAAATCACATACCTAAAGAAAATAAAAAAAATGATAGAATTATACTAGATATACACAGACCAGAAAATTTTAAATATAAGGATAGATTACATAATATAATTAATTATACTAACCAAATAAGTGAAAAATATGGTTTACCTGTTTTTATGTTAGGTTTCAAAAGAACATTAGACTATATAAACGAGTATAATATTGATTTAAAAAACATAAAAATAATTAATTTATTACCATTCAAAGAATATGTTAATCAAGTATATCATTCAAAATTTATTATTTCAGATTCAGGGACCGCACAAGAAGAGCCAGCATTACTTAATACTCCGGTAATAGTACCAAGAGATTTTACAGAAAGACCGGAATCTGTTAATAACAATTGTTCATTTATGATTGATGTTAACACAAATAAAAACTTTACTTGGGCAAATTCAGAAAGTTGGTTATTATTAAAGTCAAACGACAGAAAAACAGAATGGTTAGGTGATGGAACAACTTCTGAAAAAATTATAAATATCTTAAAAGAAAAAATTTAATATGATATCGATAGTTAGTGCTTATTACAATAGAAAAGATTTATTGATTAACACCCTTGAATCATTAAAAAATTCTGAAGTTAAAGACTATGAATATATAGTTGTTGATGATGTTAGTTCGGACGAACATAGAATTGAAGATTTACAAGACTTATACCCTAATTTAAAAGTAATAAGAATAGAAAAAGAAGATAAATGGTGGATAAACCCGTGTGTTCCGTTTAATATTGGATTTAAAGAAATTAAAGGTGATATAGTAATTATCCAAAATCCTGAGTGTAAACATGTCGGCGACGTGATGAAAAAATCTTTAGAAATAACTGATAATGAATATTTTAGTTTTGCTTGTTATTCATTAGATAAAGAAAGCACATACAATAAAAAAGATTTTGAAATACTAAATGTTGCGGCAACCATGGACGGCCAATTATCATGGTATAACCATAGTATATATAGACCCAAAGGGTATCATTTTTGTTCTGTAATAACCAAAAAAAATTTAGAAATATTAAATGGTTTTGATCAAAGATATTCTCTTGGTTTAGCATATGATGACGACGAATTTCTTTTTAGGGTAAATAAAAAAGGTCTACAAATTAAAATAATAGATTATCCTTTTGTTGCACACCAGTGGCATCAGAGTGTTAATTATAGTCATCTTAATGCTTCCGAATTACTAGAAAAAAATAAAAATTTATTATTAAACTATACAATGAAAAATCTATGAATAAAGTAAACTTTAAAAACATTTATGAATCGTCATTTAATGACACTAATTACAATAAACACCCAGATGAGGAATATAGATTTCAATTAGTAAAGAATTTTATTATTGAAAATGAAATAAAATCGGTATTGGATGTTGGATCTGGTAGAGGTAATGTAATCAAAATAATAAAAGAACTAGATCCAAGTATTGAGATAACTTCATGTGATCTAAAAAAATTTCACGAATATGATTGTGAGTTTTTAGAATTAAACTTATGTGATAAAAATTCACTCAGTAAAATAGAAAATAAAAACTATGATTTATTAGTTTGTTTAGACGTGTTAGAACACGTACAAAAAGATTGCGTAGACGATATTTTTAAAACATTTAATAAGATATCAAAATTCTCAATTTTGACCATTGCAAACCATTCTGATATCCATAACGGAGTTGAGTTACATTTAATTCAAGAAAACATGAATTATTGGGAACCAAAAATACAAAAATATTTTGACATACTTAATTTTGGTGAGAAATACGGAGGTAGATTATACCTATTAAATTTAAAAAATAAAAAATAAAAAATGAAAAAGAATGTTTTAGTTGTTGGTGGTGCCGGTTATATTGGTGGGCTAACTTGCGATTATTTAATTAGAGAAGGTTTTAATGTTACTATTTATGATAATTTATTATATGAAAACCGTTATCTAAAAGAAATTCCATTTATATATGGTGATATTAGAGATACTGAAAAATTATATAACGTATCTAAAAATTTTGATATTATAGTTTTAATGGCAGCATTAGTTGGTGATCCTGCATGTAGTGTTGATCACAAATTAACTGAAGAAATAAATTTTAAATCTATTAAAGATTTTTGTGAAGTGGTTTCACCAAACAAACATTTAATTTTTATGTCTACATGTTCAGTTTATGGTGCACAAGAAGGTTTATTAAATGAGGATAGTGATACTAACCCATTATCTTCATATGCGTCGACTAAATTAGCTGCTGAAAAATATGTATTACAAAAAGGAGGAACGGTATTTAGATTAGGTACTGTTTTTGGTTTAGGAGATACATATTCTAGACTTAGAATGGATTTAGTTGTAAACGTTTTAACTATGAAATCGGTTAAAGACAAAGAAATAACTATAAACGGTGGAGAACAATGGAGACCAATAATTGCCGTTAAAGATATCGCGGAATATATTGTTGAGGACTGCAAAGAAAACTACGGCGGAATTTTTATTTTATCAAAAGAAAATGTAATAATAAAGCAATTAGGTGAGAGGATAACCAAAATAATTCCAGAAACTAAAATAAATTATACTGAGATTTCTTTCCAAGACGCAAGAAACTATATGGTTGATAATTCTAAATCTTTAAGTATTTTTAAGTACAAACCGCAAGTATCTGTTGAAGATGAGGTATTAAGAATGTTTAACATGTTTAAAGAAAATAGAGTTATCGATCCTGAAGACAGGGTTTATCACAACGGAGCCTTTTTAAAAGATAAAAAAGATAAAAAAGAATTAGTATGACAGAAAGTAAAATTTTAAATGGCGGACTTTCTATCGATGATAGAGGTTCTGTTAGTTTTGTTAATGATTTTAACTTTATCGGAGTAAAAAGATTTTACCAAGTAGAAAATCACAGAAGGGGATTTATAAGAGCGTGGCACGGACACAAAAAAGAAGGTAAATATGTGTACGTAACAAGTGGTTCTGCGTTAATCGGTGTAGTGAATATGGAGACTGAAGAAGTAAAAAAGTTTGTATTAAGTAGTAAATCACCAAAAATACTATGGATACCTCCAGGTAATTATAACGGATTTAAATCATTAGAAGAAAATACAAAAATAATGTTTTTTTCAACGTCAACATTAGATGAAAGTTTAGGTGACGATATAAGACAGGAACACGACAAGTGGGACATATGGAATGAAGAATATAGATAAAATATAAAATATAAAATATGAAAATTTTTGTTATAGGAAGTACCGGAATGTTAGGGAAATACGTATCTACGTATTTGAATGATTATTATGAAGTAGTTGAAATTAGTAGAAAAGATATAGACGCATCTTTAATTAAAGAGTCTGAATTAAAAGCAAAATTTATACATTTAAAAATTAATGAGGGAGATGTAGTAATCAACTGCGCAGGCACAATAAAACCAAGAGTAGATCAATTGGGTGATTTAAATGCAGTATTAGTAAATTCAGTTTTCCCAAGAATTTTAGCAAATGTATGTGAGTATTACAAAGTAAAAATGATACACCCAACAACCGACTGTGTATATTCAGGTAACAAAGGTAGTTATTCTGAAAATGATAATTATGATGTTTACGATGTTTATGGTATGTCTAAAGCCCTTGGGGAACCAAAAAATTGTACAGTTATAAGAACATCAATTATAGGTGAAGAAGTAAATCAAGGTAGATCACTTATAGAATGGGTTAAGTCCGAAAAAAATAAAACGGTTAATGGGTTTACTAATCATTTTTGGAATGGTGTAACTTGTTTAGAATTTGCAAAAATTTGTAAAAAAATGATTGATAAAAATTTATTTTGGGGTGGTACAAAACATCTACACTCAAATACACTTAATAAAAAGGAATTAGTAGAATTAATAAGTAAAACATTTGAACTTAACGTTACTGTGGTTGAAAAACAAACTGAAAAAACTTGTGATAGAAGTTTGTCTACAATATATGATGATATAAACAAATTTGATATACCTACATTAAAAGATCAACTTAACGAGTTAAAGGATTTTTCAATCAAACTTTATAAATAAAAACTATGACAAGAAAAAAACAACCTCAAACCGAAGAACAAGAATCCAAACCTTTTTCTAAAAAAGACTTTATTAATTCGGTAATAAAGAAAAAAATTAAAAATAAATTCCTAACTGAGAGTCAAGAACACTATTATAACCTTTTAAGAAATAATCAGATAACTATTTGTTCGGGACCCGCGGGTGTCGGTAAATCGTACATCGCTATGAAGGCTGCAGTTGATTTATTAATGGACCCGACTAATTCTTATGAAAAATTAGTTATTGTTAGACCAGCGGTCGAAGCAGAAGAAAAACTTGGTTCTTTACCGGGTAACTTAGAAGAAAAATTAGACCCTTATATTTTTCCTTCTTATTATCTATTAAATAAAATCATAGGTAAGGAAGCCCGTGAAAGACTAAAAGATGCGGAAGTGATCGAGGTGTTTGCTTTGGCATATATGAGAGGGATGAATATTGATAATACAATTTTAATATTTGAAGAGGCCCAAAACTCAAGCCCAAATCAAATGAAATTACTATTGACAAGAATCGGGTTTAATAGTAAATTCTTTATATCGGGCGATATTGAACAAACTGACCGTTATAGAGATAAAAAACAATCAGGTCTTTATGATGCAATTAAAAAGTTTAATGATGTTTCTGATATTGGTGTGTTTGAATTTGGTGATGGTGATGTTGTAAGAAACCCACTTATAAGTAAGTTATTAAAAAAATATGAAGAGAATAGGGATTGAGATTAACGGTGTTCTAAGAGATACTATTGGAAAATTTACTCAGTTATATGAAAAACATATGATTGAAGAAAAAGATGATAATAGTAAAACCTATGAAATCGATCTTTCAGGGAATACTGAAGAAATAGTACCTATAGTAGAATTTGAATATAAAATACTTAGTGAAGTGACTTCATTGAATTTAATGAATCATTTTAATTTTACTAATGAAGATGAATTATATTCTTTTATGTATGAAGATTTTGCGATGCAAATATTTGGTCACGCAGGGTCCACCGAAACATTTACATTTAATGACTTGAATGAAATTTATTTAAAATATCGAGACAAAAATGAATTATTAATTGTTTCTGATGAGATGGGAAAATCAAAGCCATCTTCATTATTTTTTCTTTCTAAGTTTGGATGTTTACTAGAAAAGATAAAATTTTACTCAAATGTTACAATAAATTCAATGTGGAATGAAGTAGACATTTTACTTACGTCCAATCCTCAACTAATATTAGAAAAACCAAAAGATAAAATCGTAGTAAAATTTAATACGAATTATAATAAAAATGTCAGTTGTGAATATGAAATAAACACATTGAAAGAATTTGACGAAACATTAAAAAAATTAGATATATGTTAGAATTTTTAGGAGAAAACTATTTCTTGGACATTAATGAACTAGAAAAACAAGTAAGTTACGAAAAATCTGTTTTACCTTTAACCACGGGTGATACAGAATCTCCAGAACAACAAATAAGTGTAACAAGATTTGAAACCTTTAAAAGTTTGATCGAGGTTTTACTTACAGAACGTGAAGAGTTAGATGAAGATTTAGGTATACATGGGGCAAAAAACTTAACAATCCCATTTAAAATCGCATTCAACACTTTATTAATAAATAAAATACTTAAAAAGTTTTAAAAAATGGAATTAGAAAAAATTGAAAAATTAGAAAAATCCGTCAACAGTTTAAAAAACAAGTTGTCAAGAATTTATTTTTTAGTGCAGGACACTAAAGGTAACCCAAAAGCTTCTGTTAAATACATTTATGACTTGGCTTTGATTCTTTCTAAGAAAGGTTATAACAGTATTATCATTCATGAAAGTCAAGATTATAAAGGAGTATCTTCTTGGTTGAGTGAGGAGTATATGGAATTACCTCATCAAACAATTGATGGTCAAAATTTGCAAATATCACCTGAAGATTTTATTATTATTCCTGAAATTTATGGTCATGTAATGGAGCAATTAAAAAACTTTACTTGTGGTAAAATTGTTTTATGTCAGTCGTATGATTATATGTTAGAAACGTTAGCGCCTGGAACTTCTTGGGCTAATTTTGGTTTTATAAAATGTATTACTACTAGTGAAAATCAAAAAAAATACATAACAGATATTTTTAGAAATGTTAGTGTGGATATTATTGAGCCAACAATATCATCTATTTTTAATAAAAAAGAAAGACCCGCTAACCCTATTATTTCAATACACTCCAGAGAACAAAGAGATACTGCAAAAATTATAAAAACATTTTATTTAAAATATCCTCAGTTTAGATGGTTAACGTTTAGAGATATGAGAGGAATTAGTCAAAATGATTTTTCTAAATTCTTAAAAGAAAGTTATCTTTCTGTTTGGGTTGATGATATATCTTCTTTTGGTACTTTCCCTTTAGAATCTATGTCTTCAGGTACTCCTGTAATTGGTAAAGTTCCTTATTTACCTCACGAGTGGATGACTGAAAATAACGGTATTTGGACAAATAATACAAACGATATTGTTGATTATATTGCAAACTTTACACAAAATTGGTTAGAGGATAATATTGCAGATAATCTTTACGAAGAAATTAAAAATACTTCAGATAAATTTAAAGATATTGAAAAATTTGAAGGGGAGGTTGTTAAGTTATTTGAAAAATATTTTGAAACTAGATTAGAGATATTTGAAGAACAATTAGAAAAAATAAAATTAAACGTAGAAAATTAATTAATATGGAAAAATTTGATGTATCGGTAATATTACCGCTTTCAAGCTCAAAAGTAAGAGGGTTTGATGAATTGTTAGAAAGATCAATAAAATCTTTAAAAAATCAGTCATTACCAATAAATGAATTAATTATTGTCCATTCAACAGATGAATCATTAATCAGCCATTTATCAAATTTTGATTTTGAGCAATTACCCGTTAGGTTAATTGAAAATAAAGGTTCTTTTGATTACGCAACACAGGTAAATTTAGGAGTAAGTGAAGCTAAAAGTAAGTGGGTTTCTGTTTTAGAATTTGACGATGAATATTCTTCTATATGGTTTAAAAATGTTAAAGACTATGAAAAGTCATTTCCTGAAATAGATGCGTTTTTACCTTTAGTTGTTGATACAGATGAAAAAGGCGTTTTTGCTGGGTTTACAAATGAAGCGACTTTTGCCGTCAGCATGAATAGTGAGTTAGGTTATTTAACAAATGAACTATTGTTAAATTATCAAAATTTTCAAACGAGTGGAATGGTTGTTAAAAAAGAAAAGTTCTTAGAGAATGGAGGTTTTAAACCATCAATAAAATTAACTTTTGTTTATGAACTTTTATTAAGAATGACATATAATTCTAATAAGATATTAACAATACCTAGAATTGGTTATAAACATACAAATATGAGAGAAGGTTCATTATTTTGGAACTACAAATATGGTGAGGAAAAAATCTCCGACAATGAGGTTAGTTTTTGGTTAGAAACCGCAAAAAAAGAACATTTCTTTACTACAGATAGAAATATAAAGTATGTTGAAGAAAATGTTTAATGTTAGTTAATGATGAAAACAAAGAATTAAAAAAGAAAAAGGCGAATAAAAATAATTATTTTGATATTCGCGAAGAAGAGGCAGTTATTAACTATATTAATAGTGAAGACCAAAGAGAAAAAGAGTTTATATATAACAATTTTTTAAGAGATCCTCTTGATAAGATGATAGATTCTATTATTAGAAGATATAAATTATACAGAAAAGATATGGATTATAAAGATCTTCACACAGATACTCATTCTTTTCTTATGACAAAAGTGGATAAGTTTAAGCCAGATAAAAATAAGAAGGCCTATTCTTATTTTGGTACCATATGTAAAAATTATTTAATGGGTCAAATACAAAAAGATCAAAGGGAAATGAATAGAAAAATTTCTTATGAAGACATTTCTACAAGTTTGGAAAATAGGCCTGATTTAATATATTATATAGAAAACGAAGAGATTGACGCAGAAAAAATAATTGATGTATTCTTACAAGACTTAAAAACATATATTCAGGATATGAAATTAAACGACTCGGAAATGAAATTAGGTCAATCATTAATAGAGTTGTTTAACAACTACGGAAACATTTTTATAGGTAACGACAATAATAAGTTTAATAAAAATATAATACTTTTATCTTTACGTGAAATGACTAATTTATCCACAAAAGAGATTAGATTATATCTTAAAAAATATAAGACTCTTTATCTGACTACTTTAGAAAAGATAAAAAAGGATTGAAAAATTCTATAATTAATATTTATATATTATGAATAGACAAAGAAAAAAAGAGATTGCACTAAACAAAGATTCGGTCTTAGGATTAATGCAAGAAATATATAATGAACTAGTTGAGCAGAGGTCTACCGCAATTAGAATACAAAATAAAATGTTATCTATGCTTAAAGATCCTGAAGACATGACATTAATAGGTCCTGTTATAAAAGAACAGCAAAAAATTATTAACGATACCATAGAAAAAAAACTATCACTATCAAAATTACAATCAACAATTTGGGAAAAATCAAATAAATCAAGTGACGAAGACTTTAGTTTAACTGATGTTGATGATGAGTTATTACAAAATTTAATACAAAAAGACATAAATAAACCAAGTAACGGTACATTCAATATCTAAAAAATGGGACTTGATTTAAAAAAAAGTTATAGTGATGCGTCTGAAGAAATTTCAGCAATAAAAACCGTAAAAGAATCCAGTAAAGCAGATAAGAAATTAAAGAAGGATAAAATCAAAGATCCAACTTCAAATACAAAAGCCGAAAAAAAACAAATTACTTCTGATGAGGACAAAAAAAGTTTAGGTGAAAAAATTAAAGATTTAAGATCTTCAGAAGAATCACCAATAGAAAAGTTGCTATCAATTTTTACACAAACTGATGACGCAGAAGAAACTGACGATAGTGAAGACTCTAATGAAAACGTAAAAGAAAAGATAAAACAAAAAAAATCTAAAAAACAAAAAAGAAAAAATAGAAATAGTCTGGATAGGATGAGTAGGATTTTTTTAACAACATGTGTAAACACAAAAGAAAGGATTCTTAAAATAATTATACAAGAAATTTTATACGCTATCGGATGTTCTCAGGATCAATCATATGGTAATTTTGTATTAACAAACACCCCTATATATGTAAAAATAAAAAATTTAGACTTTTTTAATATATTAAAAAATTCTCCAGATGATGAATTGACAAAATATAGTTATGAAACTTCTGCAACCACAAACGGGTCACTTTTTTTATCAGGAACTCCATATTCTATGAATAGACAACTTTATACGAGGTTATCATCTTCAAATTCATTTTTTCAAGAATACGGAGAATATTATAAAGGTGCGTCAGGAAATGAAATATTTGATATTCAATACGAACAGATTAATAATGAACAATATTTTAAAATAACACTTAGACCTCAGGCCAATAATCAAGATACTGTTACCAATTTTTTAGAAGATTATTATAGAAGTATAGATTTATTTAATTTGGACAATTTAATTAATAATATTCTATCTAAATTATTTAATACTGCGAATTTTGAATTACAAATACCGGAAGAAGAACTAACAGTAATTGAAAAGTTTTTTAGTATTATTAAACGTTTAATGGGTATATGTACGGACAACCCAAAAATTGAGGTTTCAGGAAACGCTAAGGTGGCCGAAGACGATTCTTTAAGTGATGATTTTTTTACGGTTTCGGGTATAGAACTTAGACAAATTGAGGATAGGGTTAACAACATTCAAAATGGGTTAGTAACTTTTGATGGTTGTGATTCTGTTTTATTACCGATTAATGTTTTAGCGGTAACAAAACTACAAAAACAAATAATAAGTGAAAACAAAAGTGAAAAGAAAATTGATAATTTATTAAATGGTTTAGCTGGGTTAAGTAAAGATCCAAATTGGTCAGGTAGTATAGACGTGTTAAACTTGAACATACTTGATTTTATTTTTAGAGAAATGATAATTGATTTACCTACAAATCTTTTAAAAACTATTTTGAGTCCTAAATTTATGTTAGGGTTTATGACTATGTTCAAAGCCATAAAAACGGTTGCCTCAAACACATTTAATGAATACTATGATGGTTTATTAGATTTTATAAAAAAGTTTAAAAAAGTAGTATTTGGCATTTCCAAAAAAATTGTGACCATTTTCATAGAAGAATTATTTAAAGAAATTAAAAAAAATATAAAACTATTAGTCCAAGATATTTTATTAGATATTGCAACAGAACAACAAAAAAAATATTATGAAATGTATTCTAGTATTGTTTATTCTTTGTTACAATTAAACCAATTATTTACTGATTTTGCAAATTGTAAAAACGTGATAGATGAAATATTAAAACTATTAAATTTAAGTGTTGCTAAACTCAATATTGGGTTACCTCAGTTTGTATTAGCAGGTGCCGCCCAATTAGGTGGTGTTTCAGATACTAGAGCCTTTGCAAATACTATAAAAAATTTACAAAAGGCGGGTTTACCAACTGGCGCAAATGCAGATGGAAGTCCAAATCTTATGAATATTGCGTTAAAAGGATTAATACAAGGACAAAATGCAGAAAATAATAAAAATGGTAAAGCAGAGATGTTTATTCCACCATTGACAATAACCCCGGCAGGCATTACTTTACCATCTAAAGGGGTTGGTAAGGCGTATTAATATGGAACAAGAAAAAATTTTTGAGATATTAAATAATTATAAATCAATTTCTAATAAAGAACTATTGGAAGCATTAAAATTTTTAGATAAAGATTTTTATAAAACTAAGGATTTAATATTGAAGCTTACTCGTCACTTAGATATAACTGAAACAAGTTACAATAAAATATTAGAAGAATTTAATAGAAGAACAAACAATGGCAACTAGTTTAATGCCCAGTGATTTTTCATCTGACATGACACAAAATATATATTTTGGGGTCTGTTTAGACACTAAAGACCCTTTAATGTTAGGTCGTATTAGAGTTGCGCCAACAAATGAAGATGAAGATCAAGTTAAAAAATCAATAAAAGGTTTTGATGAAAATTCTAAAACTCCATTTAAAAATGGTCCGTGGTCACCAAAAGACCCATTCATATTTTTACCTCTATTACCATACTTTATAAATCAAGTACCAAAGCCAGGTGAAAATGTTTGTTATTTTATTTTGATAGAAAAAGAAGATCAGGTAGAAATAAGTTTTATATGATTGCTCCCTATTCTTCCCCAACCACAATAAAAAATGAAGATTTTAGATCATCAAATACCCATTTAGATAGTGGTTATGGTAATTCCACAATAAGTATTCCTTTTATAAAAGACAGTAATGGTCAATATGCAGACAAAGAAAAAAAGGGAGTTTTTGTTGAGCCTGTTGATATTTCGATAAATGGTAGAGATAGTTCTGACATAATCATTAAGGAAAGTGAATTACTACTTAGAGCAGGAAAACATTTTGCATTTCAAAGAGGAGAAATACCATCACCAAATGAAAATAGAGCATTTTTTCAAATGTCTTATTTTGATAAAGTTAAAATATATGGTGATGATAAAACAATCACTAGATTAGTACCAAACATAGAGGGTGTAAAATATTTAATAGAATATCAATGCTCTACTTTAAGTACCACTGTCGATGTTTATACGGGAATGGTTATAATATACAAACTACCGGAGGATGCTCAAACCAAGACCGATTTTTTAGATTACAACACAATTTTTACAAACATAACTCCATCTATAATTTATACAAAAACTCTTACCGCATTATCTTTTGATTTATTTATAAATGAAATTAATAAAGTTTTAATTGATTTTAAAAATCAACCGCAGGTACTTATACCAACTATTGAACAAGGGGATAATTTTCCTTTTTTCTATAGACCTGATTCTACATTAAGAAACTCAATAACTGACTTAATTTCTAGTAATAATATAGATATTAATGTAATTCAAAATGCGACTAAAATAATGGACGCGGTTCAAGTTAGTCCTGCCGATATATCCCAAGGATATGGTTTGGTAAGTGATATAAATAATAATCCAAGAGAACCATTCATTAAAATTGAGGAAACATACAAACCGGTCACAGAAGAACAAATAGGAACAACAATAAATTTAATGGGCGCACAACAAATGTATTTTCTATCTCATGATAACACCACACCAGAAATTAAAGAAGTATTATCAACAAAAGGAATATACGGAATAGAGGCTGACGACATATATGACACATTACAACCAAATACAAAATCTATGGTTAGAGGCGAACCTTTATTAGATTTACTCCAGTTAATTGTTAATTTTTTAGTAACTCACGACCACCCATACCCTATGTTACCACCAACACCGGTTTCAGCGGCGTCAGGTATATCGACAGCGGATATATTAACAAAAATGCAAGAAGCCTACCAAAATGTTTTAAATAGTAATATTCGAATTAATTGAGTATTTATATATAAAACGTTATATGTCTATTCATAAATCTTATTTCGATAAGTCTAATACAATTATATATAATTCTTACACTAATACTGCGAGAAATCCTATTGTTGAATTATTTTTTGGTAGGGTGGATAACCTTTCAGTACCTATAGGATATAGTAGGTATATTTTTAATATAGATTTAACAAATTTACAGACAAAAATATCTGAAGGAATTATATCTACAGGATGTACTGGTTTTTCTAATATAACTCACAAATTAAAAATGACTAACACATCATTTTTTGATAAAGAGTTACTTAATGATAAAACGTCTCAAGGCAGAAGAAGAGCAACCTCATTTGATTTAATATTATTTAGAATACCCCAAAATCAACAGTGGGATATGGGTGTAGGATATGATTATTATGATTTTGGGATAACTAATTTGAATGATAAATCTTTTTCTGATAGGTCATCTAATTGGTTTCAAAGAACTACTTTAAGTGGTTGGTCAACTAATGGGATATACGATAATACAAATTCGTCTTCAGGATCATCAGTAAATTATTCGGCACTAACAATTATAGATACCCAACATTTTGAATTAGGTAATGAAGATATTGAGTTTGATATGACAAATGAAATAAATTCAATCTTAACCGGAGGTACCACTGGGGTGACAGGTTGGGGAATTGCATATTTACCTGAATTAGAAAATATTTCAGGTATGACTGAGAATTATTTTGTTGGTTTTTTCTCTCCATACACTCAGACTTTTTATGAACCTTATTTAGAAACATCATACGATGATTTAATTTTAGATGATAGAAATAATTTTTATGATTCGTTTGATAATAAACTTTATTTATATGTTTATGAAAATGGATCACCAATAAATTTAGACTCAAACCCTACAGTAGATATTTTAAATTTGGATGGTGATCCTGTCGTTGGTTTTACATCGCTAACCACATGTTTGGTAACAAAAGGGGTTTATAAAGTAGATATAAATGGATTAACTTCTGATAATACTCCATGTTTGTTTACCGATGTTTGGAAAAATTTAGTGATTGGTGGTAGTTCTTTAGATAATATAGAAAATGAATTTGCAATTTTACCTAAGTCTAACAAATATAATATTGGTACTAAAACAGAAAGTCCTAAATTATTTGGGTTTTCTTTTAATGGAATTAAACAAAATGAAAAAATATTAAATACTGATTTAAGAAAAGTTAATGTGACTATCAAACAGGCATATTCTAGCTCAACAGTATTAAAAGGAGTAAGGGCGTATTATAGAATATATGTTAGAGAGGGATCAAATACAGAAATACAAGTTCAAGATTGGACAGAAATTAATAGAACTACAGATGGGTATTATTTTGTTTTTGATACAATAGATAAAATACCTAATGAATATTTTATAGATATGAAAGTAGTTTCAGATAGAAACATAGATACTTATAAAAGAGAAATACAATTTCAGATTGTAAATAAATTATAAAAAAAATTAATTAAATGGGACAAGTTAGCGCAAATACAGAAGTTACTTTTTGTGAGCAAATATGTGATGGATCGGGTGGTACAACCGTTGTTGAGGTATCGGCACCTCACCCAGTTTACTCAGATTTGACAGGAGGTACGGTAGTACAATTAAATATGGTTACTTTAGGTGGACCTAATGGATTAAATGCTTAAATGATGAATATCAATTATATTATACGTAAAGTATTAAAAGAAGAAGAAAATAAACATTCAAGTAGATATATGTTTTTTTCTAATCTTGAACAAATGAAAAGACAGTGTGAAATGTTATTAGATATGGATCAAGATGAGATTGAGTCAATATTAGAAAATGGTCATGATTGGGCTCAAGATCATATTGCAGAAGCTAAAAATAACATGGATCAAGTATTTGATTTTTTAAAAAACGAAACGGAAGGAGATCATGACTATGAAGATATGATTGAGGAAGGTCGTAAAAAAACAGGAACAAAACTTTGTGCTAGGGGAAAAGCTTCTGCTAAATCTAAATATGATGTGTATCCTTCTGCGTATGCAAATGGACATGCGATTCAAGTATGCAAAGGAAAAATTAAAGGTCTTGACGGTAAAAAAAGGTGTACACCACCTTATTGTTAATTTTATCGCAAATTATTTTGGTGATTTAATTTTTTTATTTAATAAAAAATATTATATTTGTATTATAAAAATAAAACAATATGAAAACATTAATTATTACTCTTTTTTTAACTATCGGGTTATCGTCTTACTCTCAAGTAAATACCAATCAAAATATTAATACCGAAACACCAAATAATGAAAACTACGATCTTAAAAAATTTGATTTGGAGTCATCGTCAGAAATGTCAAAATGGTCTGAAGAAGAAAAAAAACACTTTGCAAATACTTTTATTTTTAAAAAGGGGGGATTTACTTTACCAAAAGAGCAGATTAATCCTTACCTAAATAAAAATTAAAGACTATTAAAATAATCAATCCATTTTTGGTCGGTTCCAACATTAGGTGCACAATAATATTGACGATTAGCTTTGTTACCAATTAAAGCATATCCACTACCAGAATCTATAAAATCCGACAATTCACTTACAACTTTTGGTATCATTTCTGTACTTACAACATCTAAGGTGAAAAAATTGGGTTTTGATGAAGCAATTACGCCATCAGGTACTTGCGTTTCACTAGTTTTTAAACTTAGTCTTTGTTTATATCCCGGTATAGAACTATTTGAACTGTAAAATGTTAAATTGTCTTTATTAAAAGAACCATCATTACCTCTACAGGTAAGATTTAATGATACTCCTTTTGGCGGTTCTGTACTTTCATTAATTATTCTTTTTATTAAAGCAATTAACTCTCTTTCACTTAGTATTAAACTATTTTTTTTCATTATTTCATTTGTTTTTTTTTTATTTTTTGGTTTGTATGATGTCATAACGGGTTTTTGTCCTTTACCTGATTGCGTATCTTTTTTTTCCGCCCTTCTTTTTTGTTGACATGCAGATTTTTTTTGTGAATCTGTCATTTTACCTGCAACACCAGCCGCCCTACATTTAGGATAGGCTCCTTTATCAGCATCACTTCTTCCACAAGGGGGGTGTTTTCCGTCAACTTTTCTACATATATCAACCCAAGGTCCTTTTGGTTGTTTTGAACCTTTTGGTTTTTTCTTTTTACCAAACCAAACGGCCAAATCTTCGTTTAATGGTATTCTATTTAAATCGACCCATTCTCTAACTATTGGCACTATTTTCTGACCTTTCCCTGGTGTTTGATTTATTATTCCACCATCTTCATCATTTAATTCGTGATGTTTTTTATTATATTTTGAAATTTTACGTGATTTGGACTCTAAACTTTTTCTATCTTTTTTGTGAGAGTCTAAAGATCCGTCATAACTGTCGTGTTCCAGTTCAGCATTATAAAACTTAGATACTTTATTAGTAAATGGACCTAAAGTATTATCTTCCCAATCAATTTCTCCCATAGTTAATGGTCCATTATAATAACCGGCATATCTACTTGAATTTGCTTCTATTAATATTTTTTTTACAATATTATTAACATTCATTTTTGACTTCTTATATCTAATAAATATCTATATATTGTTAAATGTGTGTGATAAAAAACTAAAGATAATATCCCCCAAGTTTCTGCCCAAAATAATCCATCAAAAAGAAAAATAGCGGTTAATAAAAATATAAAAAAATAATACCTGAATTTTTTAATACTCCATAACGATACGGCTGAGAATATAAAAAATGATACCGCAAAAATATTATGTAAAACAAAATGATCGGTTACTGAAAAAGAAGTTAAAAGTAATAAAAGTATTGCAGGTATTCTCCATTTTGGCATTTTAAAAAAGAAAAAACTAACAAGAGCGTTTGTAATTATAAAAAGTGGTTGGAGTGGAGTGTCCCAAGATCTAGATATAGCATTGTTATCACCGTATAGGAAATAAATGATGAAAGGTTGAACTACCGCTAAAACGGATGCGAACAACCTTTCAAACATATCCCATCTATTCATTTATTTATTATTTGTTATATATAAATATTAAAAAATTAAAGATAAATTTAGATAAATAATAATTTAAATCCATAAAATAATAATTTGGTGATGTCATTTTAATATAGATAGTATATTTATTAAGTAGAAATACTTATTATTAAGTAAGTACTATAAAAAAACAAGACCAATTATTATGAAAACATTATTATTTACATTAGCAATCATGCTATTTAGTTGTTCTTTATTTGGTCAACTAAATGAAACATTTCAATCATGGAGTTCACAAACCTCATATCTAACAACACAATCCACTCAAAACGGTAACGGTGGTACTTGGTTATACACCAAGACAATAGTTGCACCAGGCGGTGCTGCAAATGGTACGGGTTCTGCCGGATACTCTCAATTATCAAAAGCAGGTGGAGAATTGATCACACCAGTAATAAGCTCAGGAGGTGTAGGTACATTAACACTAAAGTTAAGGGTAAGTGGATCTAATGGTGGATTTGCTTTATATAAGCGAGCGAACGGTGGTGCTTGGGAATTAATTAACTCATATACAACCTCAGCAACAACTGCCATCACTTCAAATATAACCATCGATGATGGTAGATCCAATTTAGAAATAAGAATATACAACAACAACGCAAACAGGGCTCTATATCTTCACGACTTCGCTACAACAGTTGGTCCACCATTACCATCTAATAGTGATTGTGCAACAATTACAACACTCTCTGTACCAACAACACAAGGTTCTACAACAACTACCGGAACTCAAACAACTTGCGGTAGAGGTAATGACTTTCCAGTAAACTCTTTTGGTTCTTCTTTATACGGTGATGGTGAAGATGCCGTTTGGCAAATAACAATTCCTTCTGGAGGAGGTAATTACCAATTTGATTTAGGTGGTACTGGAACTTATAAAATATTATCACTTCACTCTGCATGTACACCTAGCAATGCAAATGTAATCAACTACAATGTAACATCATCAGGAACTTCTATTTCTTTTTCTCAGATACTAGCAGCAGGAACGTATTATTTGTGGACTGATACTTGGCCATCACCTACTTGTGGTGAGTATTCTATAACAATTACAAAGTTAGCAGACCCACCTCCACCACCATCAAATGACGATCCAGCAGGAGCAATACTTCTTACTGTAAATGATGGGTTAGGATACAAAACATATTCAAATGAAAACTCAACTAATACAACAACAGAATCAACTCCATCTTGTGCATCTTACACAGGTCAAGATGTTTGGTTTAAAGTAGTAGTTCCTCAATACGTTACTGTTTTAGATTTTGATACTCAAACTGGAGATATAACTGATGGCGGGATGACAATCTATAGAGGAACACCAGGTTCATTAACAGAAATAGAATGTGATGACGATGATGCGTTAGATGGATTAATGCCTTGGATTTATAGAGAGGATTTTATACCAGGAGAGACGATTTATATTCGCTTTTGGGAATATGGTGGAGGAACAGTAGGTACGTTTAAAATGTTTGTTTCTACACCTCAAGCGTTACCTATTGTTTTAACACAATTTGAGGCAAGCCCATACCCACAATGGAATGTTATTAAATGGACAACGGCTTCTGAACAGAATAGTGATTACTTTTCTTTAGAATCAAGTGTTGATGGTGAGATGTGGAGAGAAATTGCCAAAAGGCCGTCAGCCGGCAATTCAACAGAAGAAATTAAATATTCTTGGATTGACTATACACAAAAAGAATTAACTTATTATAGATTAATTCAATACGATATTGATGGTAAGTATGAGACATATGGTCCTATCGTGGTTTCAAAAACTATTAATAAAACTATAGTTAAGTACGTTAATTTAATGGGACAAGAAGTGAATCCTCTAACTACGATTGGTCTTGTAATAGAAGTTTATTCAGATGGGTCAACTAAAAAATTGATCCGATAATTAAAATTCTTAGTCCCTGCATGAAGGTGAGTGCTGTCAAAAACAGCACTCCCATCATTTTTAAATCATCTATCTTGGCCTTGTGATTTTTATTTTTCATATTAATTTTTATATATTTTTTTAGTTATAATTCCGTTATTCACTACGAAGTAGTATCCAGGTAATGCGTTATCTAAAGTTGTTGTTCTACCATTTATATCAATTACAACCATATTTGATAAATCATCACCTAAAGTTGTTTTTTCATTTTTGTCCCAACCAAAGTGATTACCATTCCCACCTTGATTTCCGTTGTTTCCTTGATTTCCGTTACCTTGACCTGGATTAGAATCATCCACCCCATCTTCATCGTTTCCGTGACCGTTATTTCCGTCGTCTTCAACTACTTGAGTCATTTCCCATACTTTTTGTACTGCAAATCCTGAGTTTAATCTTCCTGAACCGATCATACCAATATAATTTGGATTTAAAGTATCAATGTTTGTTGCTGTTAATCTTAAAATTGAATCAATTTCATCATTTGTTAAATCTGATTTTACCGATAACATAAGAGCAACTGTTCCTGTAACGTAAGGTGCCGCAAATGAAGTGCCTGAAGAGTTTAAATACCATCCTGGTGCTGCGGTTAATGGTACGTTATGTCCGGGTGCACAAATATCAACTGATGAGTTTGTTTGGTGTCTTGTGTTTGGATTACCGATTGTTTTTTCTATGTTATCTTGTGAACCAACACTTGTTACGGCAAATACATGATTGTAAGCTGCGGGATAAACAAGTGAGTTAGGGCCACCACATGTTGAACCATTTCCTGCTGACGCCACGATAAATGTTCCGTTATTATAAACCTCATCAATTGCTTGTTGTGCGTAAGTATTAAAAAAACATCCTGAAGTCCAAGATAAGTTAATAACTCTAGCCCCATTATAAGAAGCGGTTAACATTTCGTTATAGTTCATTCTATAAAGATTAAGGGTTGTGTTGTAACCGATTGATGATAAACCGATTGAGTTGTTTGTGTTTCCTGCAACTATTGTTGCCACGGCCGTACCATGTGTTTTTGTTGCTGTGTTTGTGTTGTCATAATAATTAATTTTACCTGTTAATTCTTCGTGATTATTATAAAAGTTTTGGTCCGATACCGCTACATTTAAAGTTGGGTCACCTGTTGTATAAACCCATGCGTTTTGTGCTCCAATTAAATCTAAAGCCCAATTTGTTGTAGAAACTAAACTATAATCATTCGGTGTTTCTAATGTTTCGTATGTTGGTCCATACTCAACACCTTTTAAACCACTCACTCTACTTAATGTAATATATAAGTCTGTCACATCACAATTACAAGTAAATTCATATACCATTTGTAATGACTCTTGTTTTGAAGAAGAAAATGCTTTGTTGTATGTTAATGAAATGTTTTGATTAGTAAGGATTGATGTGAACTGTGGATTTCTTTTTAATTGATCTATATTTTCTACAGTTGCCCATACAGAACTTTTTTGACCAAATGATATTACAGTTACTAAACTGATTAATGTTGTTGTGATTAAGTTTTTTAAATTTTTCATTTTCTATTGGTTTTTATTTTGTTATACCAATAGATAGTTGAGATTGGTCGGTAAAACCACTTTTTGACACCCCCTAAACATTCAATTTACATAGTCGTTTCTATTGTTATATGTGTAAAATTACGTAGTACAATACGTAATAAAAACTAATTTTTATAAAATAAAAAAAGGGATAATCTCTTACCCCTTTTTCAATAATCAGTTATGTTTTTATTTGATTATTTTAGTTGTTTTGTTGTTTTCTAAAATAATATACATACCAGATGGTGAATTATCTAAAATAACTTGTTTACCACTTAAATCATATACTATTTTTTCACCTGTGTTTGAAATAGTATTTTCAGTTATTGAGGATGTTTGTTCGTTAATAACATAAGTTCCTAAATTTAATGAACATCCGTTATCGTCTGTAATATTAACTTCATATATACCCTCTTCAGTTATACCGTAAAGATCTTCAGTGGTTTGTGAGTTACTCCAAGAATAATTATATGGTGATGTGCCACCTTGTACCATTAAATCTAAATTAACAATTCCATTAAAATTATCTTGAGTTATCATACCTTGTAATTGATCGGGTGAATCAACAGTAAATGATGCCCAAATTATTTCACCTTGTGGGGTCTCAATTTTAACTCTAAAAATACCTTTTGAAAGATTATATAAATCTTTAGTATTCACACCACTATCCCAAGAAAAAAAGTAGTTATTCCCATCTACGATATTAATCTCAATACTACCATCATTATTGTTGTGACAAGTTTGATCTTTAACCTCAAATGACATAATCTCTTGTTGATTGCTGTAAATTGACCCTGTTTGATTTGCCATCGACGTTGTTGTTATAAATCCGAATAATCCGGCTAATAAGATTTTTTTAAGTGTTTTTAAATTTTTCATTTTCTATTGGTTTTATTTTGTTTACACCAATAGATACTCGTATATATAAGGAAAAACCACTTTTTGGTACCCTCTAAACTATCACATTACATAGTCGTTACTACTATTGTTTGGGTAATATTACGTAGTATAATACGTAATAAAACTAATTATATAAAAACAAAAAAGGTCAGATTACTCTGACCTTTTCTTATTCTAAAGATATTGATTATCTCAATTCTTGTAAGTCGAATGTTCTAACTCCATCAACTGTGATTCTACCATAGAAACGGTTGTTAACCATTTTCTTAGCGTATCTAGTCATGATACCTTTGATAGGTGTAAAGTTGAATGGGTTATACATTGTAGGTGTTAATTGTAGAGGTACATACGGAGCGTATACATATCCTGTGTCTAACAAAGATGAACCTTTGTGTCCGATAAGGATTTGGTTAGCTGGGAAGTATGGATCTCTATACACTTGGTAACGCCCTGCCAATGTACCAACTCTTTCGATACCCATGTTGTACTGATCTTGCTCAGGTGAAGCGTTAGATACGTGGAAGTACTCTAGGTCATCAAAGATGGCTGAAACCTCAGAAGAAACAACAATCCAGTTAGCCCCACCTCTCAATGTTGATTTGTGGATTTGTGCCGACAATTGGTTGATTGCTGTGATCAATGTTTGATTCCAGTCTTTTTGAGTGTATGATGTTGTTTGAGAAATTCTTCTCCATCCGTTGTAATCCCATCTTAGGTTCCAAGCCGCTCCTTTTCTAAGGTCTCTCAAGATTTCTCTATCGATTTCTGCCGCTACTTGCTCAGACAATAAAGCCGTTAATTCAGCTTCAGCGTCGATGTTATGGAATGCAGAAACGTCTTGTGCTAATTCAGGTGACCATTGTGCTCTTAGTTTTCTTTCTGTAACTGATACAGTAACTGACTCAAGGTCAAAAGATACTTCACCAATTTGGTCTTCAAATTCTAAGTTAGCATATCTTCTCCAAACAGCTGAGAATGGAGTACCACTTAAACCACCAGTTAATGTAGTACCTGTATAACCGTCTAGTGACGTAGCATTACAATCGGCACACACCGGACAAGAAAGATCAACCTCCAATAATATTTTACCGTTTTGTGTACAAATATCATCATAAGAACCACCATTTCCTGTAGATGCCCATGAAGTTGGTGTTTGAGTGGATGTAGGGTTTACAATACCTCTACCATATTGTTGAGTAACAACTCTAAATAATAATGAATTAGGGTTACCGTCACTGTTATAAACAACGTTACATGGTGTGGACGCAGATAAAACTGAAGACGCCTTTGCAACATTAGAGAAAATTCTCAAATCAGAAAGGAAAGTTTCAGTATCTACTTCACTACCATCAGGACCAATTAATTTTCCAGTACCTGCAGTTGTAAAACCACCAAGCTCCAAAATTACTTTTCTTACGTTAGTTCCGCTAGGGTATTGGTTAGTAGCATTAACTAATGTACCATTGCTCCAAACTTTAACAGTTGCAGTTGAAGTAACTGCCGACCATTTTCCTTTTGAATAATCAAATAATCCTGGAGGGTTTAATTGACCTTCAGCCCCTTCATAAAATAAATCATAAAGACTTTTACCGAAAGCGTTTGAGTTAGGTGGGTATCCAGCACCAACACCAGTTGTACCTGTGTTAGATGGAGATCCAACAGGTGAATAGTGATATGCGTCACCACCATAAGCGTTAGCCGCTGTTTGATCAGTTGAAGAAGAATAACCTTGAATTCTTGGTACAAAGTAGAATAATTTACCGATTGGTAAATTCATTGCTTGTACTGATACTAAATCATTAGCTAATAATTTAGAGAATACTCTTCTAACGATAGGAAATACTACTGTTTCGAATGAACCTGAACTATCAGTAGACGCCGCTTCGTTAATTAGGTGAGATGCTTGGTTTTCATATAATTGTGCCATGTTCTCTTTAATGTGTCCTTTCAAACCATCTAGGAATCCTAATCTATCCCATTTGTTAATTGTATCTTCTTTGATAACTTTCAAGTGCTTAAGACCGATGTTACCAACAAGACCTGATTCTAATAATGCTCCCATTTTTTAATTTTTTAATTAGAGTTTATTTTTTTTTATTATTTTGTATATAAATATACAGATTTTTAAAAAAGTTTATTTTTATTTAATTTTTGCCATCAAATCCTTCATTCTCAAGAACTGAGGATTCTCATAAGTTTTATTTTCAATTAGATTTGTTGAAGAACCAGTCTTAGGTGTTTTTATAACTCTTTCAGTTATAGATTCTTTAACCACATTATTAGTTACTTCACCATCTAATTCGTTTTTAATTGTTTTGTAAAGATTTTTTGATTCTTTTAATGATTCAACATTATCAAATCTTCTAAGAATATTAATCTTTTCTTGTTTTGTTGTTGAGTGTTCAGTAAACAATCTTGTAGAATATGCGAGATTAGAATTAAATACGGCAACTTCGTTTAATTTATTTCTAAAAAAATCTAATGCTTTTTTATATTCCTCATTTTTTTCTCTCAAAACTTCTAATTCCTTGTTAACTGATTCAACTTTTAAGTGTCTAGGTGCTGTTCTTGGTTTAGGTAAACCTTTTCTACCCCAATATTTACCATTACCTAAAGTTCTAGAAGCTTCAGTAGTTTCCATATCAACGTCTTCTTCATAAGGCATAACATCTTCATATTCTTCTTCTTCCCAAGCTTCAAATTCTTCTTCTTCGTGATCAGTTTCAGTAACGCCGTGTTTCATTTTAGAAGGGTATTTAGTCGCATTTTTAGCATTTCCATTTTTACCATGTCTTTTAGGTCCTTCTTTCATTTCTTCATCGAACCCACCTTCCATGTTAGGCTTTTTACTATATTTAAATGTTTCCATAACAGATTCTAAATCATCTTCAGACATTTCGTAAAAATTTTCATTTTCACCCATCTCTTCATATCCTTCATTAAATTCATCATCAAAAGACATAAAATCTTCATCTTCATCATCGTACTGTTCTTCCATTTCACTACCGTACAAAGAATCACTCAATGCACTTAAAAAATCGTCTTTATCTTCATTTTCCATTACATTATCTTGTATTGGTTCAGACTCACCACCAAATGAAATTAGGTATTCTGTATTATTGTTACTATCAACTAAATGAATGTCTCCATCATCTTGTTTTTTAACAATTATACCGTCCTGATCTCCCATCGCCTTAAATACACGTAAAACTTCATCAGGTGAAGCTTGCGTCATATCCAATGGTGGTAATTCTTCTTGATTATCTTCTTCGGAATCCATCGCCATTTCAGCGTCAATTTCCTCAGAATCTTCTACACCATCTTCTTCTCCATCTATTTCAGGTTCAACGTCAGTCGCGAGCTGATCATCACCTTCAATTTCAGGTTCATCCATTTCAGGATCGTTTTCATCTTGTTCGTGTAGATTATTTTTCCCTTTTAGGGATTCTTTTACTAATTCACTGATTTCTTGTTTCATTGTTGAAGCAAGTATTCCTTTTGCGTTTTCACTGATAGCATCCTCAACTGCTTTAATTTGCAATAAAGTTTGTTCAACTACAGATTTGTTTTTTTCCATAAAAAATGCAATATTTTTTGCTTTATTATTGTTTATTTTATAAATAAATATATTGCCTTTATAAAAAAGTTAATTTTAGACAAAAAAAAACGGAAGCCAACATGACTTCCGTTTTTTAATTTAGATTTAATTTTTTTTTTATTCTATCACCTCATCTATTTTACTTTCAACAATTGCAGTAATTCTCCAATCCATAGTATATGTTTCATAAGCCTTTGTTACTTTAGCTTCAACATCTGTTGGTGAATATGCTTTAACTAATTTTTCTTCTTTAATTTTTTTAACTTTCCCTGTGTTTTCATCTACCATGTCGGTAGTTACTCTAGCTACAAAATATTTTTCTTCCATTTCTTAATAATTTTATTTATCCAAATAATCGGATAATCTTTTCATTAAGTCAATAGATTTACCAAAAGGATTTGAGCTAGTCTCTATATTTTCATGTTCTGTTAGTTTTTCCTCATATTTTGGTCTGTCTTCTTTATTTAAATAAAGGTATGCTCCGGGTGTCGATGGTGACGAAACCAAATCAAAACAAATTAATTCAAAATCTTCTTGTACCTCGTTTTGTTCTCCCTTTTTAACTAAAGAACCAACCCCTCTTGAAGATACCCCCATAGTCACTCCTTGTCTCATCATATTTGCCGCAACATCACCTTTTGAAGAAACAATACCTCTTTCATGGAAACCAGGTGTTGTTAGTAATTTAATTTTTCCCATCAATACATTATCTTCCCACCAAATATCGGTAATTAAATGCGCAACTCTATCTAAATCAATAAGAGAAGACTCAGGGTGATTTAATTCAGATATCGACATACCCCTATTAATCATTTCTTTATACCTATCGGCTTCTCTTTTTAATATTTTTTCAGGATAAATTCTTCCGTTTCTGTTTGGTACTCCGTATTTTTGTAATGTTGCATAAAATACAAACGGTTTAGAGTGATCTAATTGACCGTAAGATTCTTTTATTACTTGGCTATTTCTATACTCATTTGGGTTAAGTGTACCAGCATCCCACTCAACTAAAATACCTTTACCTATATCATTTGGACCTAATATTTTCATAATGTTTTTTATGATAAATATTATATTAATTCGGTTTCTTTTATTTTTGTTTTACTTAAAGTAAAATACTTAGATTTTTTTAGGTCATCGTAATAAACAGATGTGATTATTTTTTTTATTTTAGACCTTAAAATTAAAGATTTAAAATCTACATTTTTTTCATGCACAAATAAAGTTATTTCTAAATTTAAAAAACTTTTTTTGTTTCTTTGTATCCCACTTGTTCTTAAATCAAGGTCAACTATTTGTTTTTTTTCAAATGTTGTGAAATCAACAACCTCTAATAGTGTATGTAAAATTTGTCTCTTTATTAAACCAGTTATTTTATTCCAATTATTGTCATCATCAACTATAGGTTCAACCCATGTTTGTAATACTAAATAAATTGATTTTAATTCTTTAGAGTCGACAGTACCGTAGTGACATTTTGCATCATCAAAAATGTTTAATTTTGATGTTTTTCCTTTTTTCATTTTTCATTTCTTTCGAGTTTATTTTTAACAATTATAATTAAAAATGATATACTTGTCAAAAATTAAAAAAATATCTACTATTTATATTGTAAAACCAAAAAAAATTTATGATTATTGTACATGTAAAAAACGAAAAGTCTTTAGAACAAGCATTAAAAACATATAAGTTTAAAATATATAAAACTAAACAAATCCAAAAACTACAAGAACGTCAAGAATATAAAAAACCCTCCGTAAAACGAAGGGCTCAAGTTCAAAAAGCAAAATACAAACAAAAGAATCAAATGTTTTCTTGAGTTTCTTCTTTTTTCTCTTCTGATTTTTTTCCAAAAATCTTTTCAGTAGAAGTAAGACCTAAACAACCAAACGCTAACATTGCTACCGCATTAACTAACGTGTCAGACGGTTTAATGTCTCCGTGCGTGTAGCTATTAGCATACAAAGTAACACAAAGAGAAACACCACAAAGTATTCCTACAAATCTTTTGGAAGAAGCGTTACCTTGGCTGTCCATAAACAATCTACCGATTCCTTTAAAAAAATTTTTCATAGTCCCAAACTTAATTTTTTTAGTTTATAATAATCATAATGGTTACATTTAGACTCCATTATTTTATTGATTGTTTTGTTAATTGCAACCTTTAGTTCATCATCTTTTGATTCATTTATTGAACTTTTTAAATTTTCCAAAACAATATTTTTTACTTTATCAAAATTTTCTTTTAATTCTTCACCTGTTAGTGATAATATTTCGTCTAACTGTTTTTTATCATTTTCATTTAATGAGTTTAATTCTTTTTTTAAATTTTCATTTGCAATTTTTACCATCGACGAAATTGGTAAATTAACACTTTCTGTTACAGATTTTTTACTCTCTTCTTTTGTAATTGTATTTTTTATATTTTTTTTAGATTCCAAAATACTTTCTAAATTTCTAATTCCCGTAGTATAAACAGCATTATCAATGTCCGAGTAATTGTTTTGATTTTTATTATTCCATGAGTTTATCCATAGAGAAATATCTTCTAATCTTTTAGATTGACTTTCAAGTAATATTTGAGAATATTCAACGGTTTCATTTATGTAATCGTTAGCAATATCTGAAGGTAATCCTTTATTTGATGATAAATCATCATAAATATAATATAACTCACAAAGGTCTTTATTTTTTAAAACCAAAGAATTCAATTCAAATATAAATCTTTTAAATGATGGTTTTTTTGCTAATTCAGTAGCCGTGTTTTCTATTTTTGTTTTTATTGTACCAAAAGTGCTCATATGATTTTTATTTATAAATATCACTTATCAATTAAATCTTTCAGTTTTTTGTCTACTTGATCTAAAGATAATCTTCCTTTTGATAAATCTATTGATGTTTTACCGTAATATAGGCTATCTTCTAACAATAAATTTAGATCATTTCGTTTGAAACTTTCGGGAGTTACTTCACCTCCTGGAGGTGGTTCAGATGTTGGTGATGGTGGAGACCCGCCTGCTTCAGGTACTCCTCCAGGTTCCGGCGTTCCTCCAGGTGCCGGTGCTACTCCAGGTGCCGTACCTGCCGCTCCCGCTTCTTTTTTAGTATAAAGCTGATCAATATTATCAAATAAACCTGTTTTAGTTATAACTTCAGGTGTCTTAGCTAATTCACCATAAACTGCCCTTTCTATTCTTTGTTGTTGAATATCTAGTCTTATTTCCTCATCAGAAAACCCTAAAATGTGTTTTTTAGCCCAAGACGCCGATGTTGGTGCTAATGAATTTGGAACTTCAGCAACCGCATCTTTGTATAGAGTTATTTTTTCTTTCCAAATTTCTATAGATAAAAGTTCACCTTGTTTTGAAGGATTATTTAAACTCAAAGTAAAGTTAGTTAACTCATCTTCAAACCCAAGTAAAAATAAATGTATGATTGCAATTTTATTCAACTCAGCAATCATAGATTTTTGTATTCTATTAATAGTTCTTGCAAATCTAATATCTAATAGTGATAGATTTTTTCCATCACCTACAGCCTCTTCAAAACCTAAATATGCCTTAGGTATCCTTAATGCTGTTACTAATTTTTTCTGTATATATTCAATATCTGCAATTTCCGCTAAATTCTGACCCGCAGGTAACGTGTCTATTGGATTTGCAGCACCAGCATCTCTAACAGGAATAAAATAATCTTGATCTACCGCTAACTGATTATATCTTAAATCAACATTTCCTGTTTGTGGGTCGGCAATTTGATCTCTTTTAAATTTATTTGCAACTTTTTGAACGTAAGCGTCAACATCTTTATCGTCCATATTACCTACAAAAATCTTGAAAACTCTTCTTTCAGGTGCTCTTGAAACTCTATATACTAACATCGCATCTTCGGATAGTAATAATTGTTTCCAAATACGCCTTGCTTTTTCTAACATAGATGTCCCATATGGTAGTTTTCTATCATCTCCTAAAATTCTAAAATGTGCAATTTCCCAAGTATTAAATTCCATGTTTTTTTCTTTCCAAACAAACTTCAAAGCATCATTTTCCATTTCTTGTGAATATTTGTCTGGTTGAAATCTCATACCTTTTTCTAATCTTTCAATTTGTATGTTAGGTAATTGTTGGCAACCAACGACCCCATTTTCGGGATCTAATTTTAGATAAACAAAATTGTCACCAAACTTACATGTGTTTCTTGTCCACATAGGTAAATTTGTATTTATATCTAATTTATTTTGAAATAAGTCAGTTAATACTTGTTTTATTCTTTTTGATTCAGAATAAACCCTCAATATTAACCCGTCTTGGTCAGGTGTTGTGGATTCTTCAGAGTATATATCAAGAGCCGCCGATATTTCAGGCGTATATTCCATAGACTCATAATCATAATATGAGGCCATTCTTGTTGGTTCATAATAAACCGCCTGTTGATAAAGATTAGTCTCGACTCTTTGCCATTGTTTACCAACATACATAGTTTGTTGGGCTTCAAGTTTTTCTTTTTCAAATTCAGATTTATCTGTTGTTTTCAGTAATTGTTTTTTATCAAATTTGAAAACAGGAGCCTGTTGGTCCATAGTTGAATTAGGTCCAAAAACTCTACCTAATCTCTGCCAAACTGTATATTTTTGTTCTGCCATATTTTTTTATTTTAAAAATAATTCTATAATTTATAAACTAAACTCTTTTTTTACCGAATAACCATAAATAGTTTTGGTAATCACTTTGAGTTAACGTACTTCTACTCATATACATATTATCTACATACCCAACAGGTAATCCAGGATTAAAGTTTTGAGAAGATTCTTTAAATTCTTTTTTCTCCGTAGACCAAGAATTTAACATCGCTTTTGCTTGTTCTGTCGCTTTTTCTAATTTAGAAAAAGACGTTTCTGCAACATATAACGCCATAGCCAACGCCATAATTAAATCGTCATGTTGACCTTTTTGGTGATCCGGTTTTCCATTAACATAAACAAAAGTATTAAGCTCATTAAATAATCTTTGGGATCTTACTCCAAAATCGTGTCTTAATGCCTCCTCAAAAGCGGCAACTATTTGAACTCTTTTAGAGTTGAAGTTTATACCGGGTATTTTTTCATTTGCCTTTGGATCCCACTTCCATTTGTCTGCAAGATTAACACCATCTATATAAAGATTTTTGTAACCTAATTCTTGAAGTTTTCTTGAAGTTGCGACACCCATACCTCCTGTTATATCTGTCACAATAAATGCATTATACATAGTTGCCCATTTGAATGCGATTTCTGCAACAACATCAGGTGGGACTTTTGCTAAGTATTCTAAAACCTGTTCCCTTTCATCAAAATCTATTATTGTAAATGTTGTAAAATCTTCACTATCACCTCTAGAAACGTCCATCCCCATTATGTATTTATGACCCTCTATTGGTTCTTTCCACTGCCAAAGAACCCCACCCATGTACTTATTTTCAGGTTCTTTTAATTGATTATCCTTAATTGATTTCATTGTTTCAGGTGGAATAACGTTATCACCAGAACCCAAAAAGTTACATTCAAGTTCCTGAGAAATTTTTCTTCTATCAAACTTTAACTTTTTAGCCATGGCCTCAAACCAAGAACTATAGGCTTTATACCCCTCGTTTTCTATTTTTTGTTTTATTTCTTGGAAATCTCTGTCACCAACTTTAGTATTGGTATAATCTATAGTAATTTCATCGTCTTTATAGTCTGCTCTATTTAACATGTAATGTACAATATCATTACATTTAATTAATTTTAAATCTTTAGAGTATCTAGGATCCCTAAACCAATACATTTCAGTAATTCTAAAGTCATTCATTCCTTTAATTGCCTGACTGTATATTGAGTAATATATTGGATCAAATCCATTTGGTGTTGAAATAACAATCACTTTACCTCCTGTTGATAGGGACGCCATACATGCTGACCAAAAATCTTCGTCGGCATCAATATATGCCGCTTCGTCGAAAATAAGAATCGTTGGTGTATATCCACGTAACGCATCTTTTGATGTTGCAACCGCCTTTACTTCACAACCGTTAGTTAATTTAAAATGTCTTTGTGAATTTTTTTCATTTGAAAACGTAACACCCATCCATTTTGGCCATTGGTCAACAAATGCCCTAACTTTATTTGCCATTTCAACGGCAGTATCTAGTTTGTTGGCAATAATTAGAATTTTTTCGGGTTTTTCTTTACGGGCAAATACTAATCTTTTTGACGCCCATGCAGAGGTTACTGTTGATACACCAGCCTGTCTATATTTAAGTGCGATATTTTCTTCACAGGTGTCATAATCTTTTACGAGAGTTACTTGATCGTTAAATAATTCTAATGGAACATATTTTGATTGTGTGTTGTCGTAAGTTTGTAAATATGTTTTAAGTGCGTATGGTGTATCATTTACGCATTTAGCATATTCTAAAAGTGCTTGTTCTTTTGATAAAGACATTCATTATCTTTTGTATCCTTTAATAACTTTAAGTAGTTCCGCCTTTGTTGTGTGTGGAGGTAAATGATTTTCCACTATTTTTAAAATATTCTCTTCAAGTTTTTTAACTTCAGATTTTTTACTTTTTGTTTTTTTCTCCGGTAATCCTTTATGTTTTGTTGATGCAAAATCCTCTAAATCACTTTTTGACATTTTAACCATTTCTTTAGATGAGCCTTTCAGTTCACTTTTAGGTATATCTCCTTTTTTTGCCGCTAATGCGATTCCCATGGCTTTTTGTTGTTTTCTTGATACAGACTTTTCGGTAACTTCAGTTTCGATAGTTACTTTTGTACCTGGCGCAACTTTTTTCATAGCATCAATTGTTTTAGGGTCTGTCAATTTATCTTTTTTAACGACCATGTCTAATTGTTCACCAAACTCCTTAGTTTTTTCTTTTTTTACTTTTTCATATAATAAATCAATTTGTTTATTATTGAATTTTTCTAAGGTTTTCATAGAAAATCCTTCGTGTAATAATACGCCTATTTTATAATTAATGTGATTCATTTTTAACAAAGTTTTTTTCCCAATTTAATACGATGTCTCGTTCATATAATTTATCTTCAATTGACTTTATACTCTCACCATAATTGAAAACAAGTCTTTTTCTTTTATGTATTAATATATCGTCACTATTTGCATTTTCCCAACCTAAAGAAATAACACCATCAATTGCATCATAAACCCCAAAATAGTCTGAATTTTGAATCAAAATTAATTCTATTTCTGAATTTTTTAAAACCCCAACCTTTTCTATGTAATTAATATTAGGCGGAAGTGGTTTTCCCGCGGCCGGTTCCGCATCCCAATCCTCACCCCAAACATCGTCCATATCTGAGAAAATAAATTCGTATATATTATCCCCTTTATAATTTGGACCTAACTCATTTATATAAACTAATTTCATAAAATTCTTCCTCTTTGAGTTACCTTTAATTGTTTTCCGTTTTTAATAAAAATTAAATTTTCTTTATTTGTTTTTCCAACAAATTTGGCATTTTCATTTAGAAGTTTAAAAGACGCTTTCATTTGTTCGATACTTTCTGACATTTGTCTTATTTCTTTTTTTATTTCGGCGTTTTTTAATTGATTTTTTAAAAATTCTTTTTTTCTTTTTTCTTCTAATATTTTTTTCTCATTTGGTTTGTATTTGAAATATCCACCTAATACCTTCTCAACAACCGATTCATTAAATCTATTGTGAGTTTCCATTGGTTCTCCAACCGGTCCTCCAGTATCTTCAGGTGATCCCATATCTTCAGATCCTCCCATATCAAAATCATCTTCTGAAGACATATCAAGATCTCCTTCCCCCTCGGCACCATACTCGGATTCATCTTCATCGAATTTAGAAAGTATATCTTCTCTATCATCTTCTTCTAAATTATCTAAATTTAAGGCAGATATGATTGAATTTAAAACGTATTTAATATCGTCAGACTCTAAACTTTTTTCTTTTTCTATTGTTCTTAATCTTTGACTTAATTTACCGGTTAATCTTTGTATTGATTTAAAACTTGGTGGTCTAGTTCCACCATCTAAATCTAAATCATCTCCTCCTTCAGGTTCTCCTGTTGGTTCCCCCATAGGTTCTTCATCGCCTTCAGGCCCTCCTGTTGGTTCTGTACTTAATTCAGGTGTTGCACCCATATCACCTTCAGGTTCTCCTGTTGGTGTTTCTGACCCTGGTTCTCCTGTTGGCTCTCCGCTTTCGGGTGTTGCTGTTGGTTCTGTACTTAATTCAGGTAATCCTCCAGCGTCAGACGTAGGTTCACCTACAGGTCCTTCTTCACCTCCTGGGGGTGTTGTTGGAGCCGCTGGTGGTGCTGGTGCGGCAGGTGTAGATCCTCCCACATCAGGTGTTTTGTTTCCACCTTTTTTAGGTACTTTTAGTACGAACTTTTTTTTTTGACCGGCTTGTTCGCCAATTAACGCAATACCTTCCTCATTTTCATAAATTCTATTAAGTTCAGCTGCGGTCAAATTGAGTTTTTTCATCGCTTCAGAATAAGATCTGAAATATTTTCTTTGTGGTATTGGTTCTGAATAACCCAAAGCAGTTTCATTCAAACCTTTTTTAATTATGTAACCCGATCTTTCTTTAACAATACCATATGTATAACCATCCGCTAACGTGACTGTATAATCAGTAGATGAGGTTTCATTTATATTTTGTTTTGGTGTTTCTTTGTATTGAGCGATTTCTAAAATCCTTCTAATTTTATCCATTCCTTGTAATTTCTCGCTACCAAGTGGTTTTAAATCTGCCATATTATTTTTTTTTGTTATTTAATAAATTATTTACACAAATTATGTGATAAAATATTTTTATATATAAATATACGCATAATTTGTATTTTATATTTTTGTATATATATTATTACTTTAAAGACAACTTTTTATCTACAAATTTATTTTTAAAGTTTTCAAGTTTTCCAATATAACCATTTCTTCTTAGGTATTTAAAAACTAAATTTTCATAAGAATATTCACCTTCTCTTTTTAAACCACATGTTCGATATTTTCTAAGTTTTTCTCTATATTTTTTTACAAGTTTTAATGCTCCTTCAATATCCTCATCTTCGGCGTTTTCTAAAACACCATCAATAATGTCGGTCCATTGTTTAATTTTTTCTTTTAATTTTTTTTCATCTATTTTAAAATCTTCTTTTTTAGGGACCTTTATCCATTTGTCTTTTAAAATAGAATAAACACCTTGACTTTCATTTTTTTCATTCAAATCTTGAACATAAAGTTCTGTTTCAAAACCTCTAATTGAAATATCGTGAGCCGCGTTAAATATTGATTTTTTTAGTCTAAATAATTCTTCATACATTTCTTTATCTTCTCCTGCCTCGTTCAAATCAATTAAAATGTGTAAATCAAAATCAGAAAATTCGCTCCAATTATAACCAACTAAAGAACCTACAAAAATAACATCTTGTATAAATAAGTCTGTATCTAAATAATCTATAAAAATTTCGGCAACTTTTAATAAACGTTCTCTAATTAATGGTTTTAATTTATAATTTTGAGCATCTTTATCTCCCATATATTTTTCATTTGGTAAGTCCCAAACATCAGGATTTAATTCTTCCTGTAAATAAAAACTATTTATAATTTTTTTGCTGATCGCCATAATAATAAATATGGCAAAAAATTAATTATTTAGTTTTTTGTATTTATATGTTTTTGATATTTGTGTATTGAAGAATTTTCCTTGTGAATCAGACAACCTAAATTGTGTGTATGTGGTATGTGGTACTTCATCATATTCATAAGACATACCATTTTTAAATTCAACAATTAGTTTTTTTGTGTCTAAATCGTATTCAGTTTTTTTTAAATTACTCGACTCTACTTCGCAAATAATTTTTGTTCCAATAATTTCAGTCTTTTTAATTGCCATAATCTTTTATTTATAAAATATATTAATTAAAAAAAAAATCCACCTTTTGGGTGGATTCAAAACTCAAAAAGAACGAATTATTTTAAATCTTTAATTTTGTCTCTAATTATTATCGCATTTTCAAAATCTTGTTTTTTTACACATTCATCTAGTTCTTTATTAAGTTTTATAAGTTCTTCTTTATTTTTTTCTAAATTTTTAATTTTGTCTCTGAGTTCTACTGCTTCCTCAAAATTTTGTTTATCAACCGCAATATCTAATTTTTGTTTTAATAAAGATATCTCATCTTGTTTATTAAGGTTTCCACGTTTATTTGTAATGTAGGTAAAAGAAATACTTCCATCTTCAGACTTATAGTTTTTTCTTTCCCAATTACCACCATTAAAAAATGGATCTGATGACCATAGTTCGTTAAATAATTTTTCAAAATTTCTACTAAACATAATTTTATTTTTTTATAAGTTTATTTTGGTACGATTTTACACCAATTAAATGCCAAATAAAAAAAATATGACAAAATGTCAGTATATATGACATTATGATAAAAAATTAAAAATTATTGATTATTAATCTATATTTAATTAACTTTTAGACAAATAAAAAATTAAAAAAATTATTATGATTGAATCATTTGACGAATCAGAAAAATCTAAAAATAAAAATACAGAGACAAAAACAAAAACACCTGTTTTAGACAACTTTTCAAGAGACCTTATAAAATTAGCAGAAGAGGGAAAATTGGATCCCGTTGTTGGTAGAGAAAATGAGATTAATAGAATTGCTCAAATTCTTTCAAGAAGAAAAAAAAATAATCCAATTATATTAGGCGAACCAGGTTGTGGTAAAACAGCTATAGTTGAGGGATTAGCTAAAAAAATTTTTGAGGGGGATTGTCCTCAAAATTTAGCGGGAAAAAGAATTGTTTCATTAGATATGACCTCAATTGTTGCAGGTACTAAATACAGAGGTCAATTTGAAGAAAGAATGAAGGTTATAATGGAAGAGTTATATAATAATCCTGATATAATTGTATTCATCGACGAAATACATACGATGATTGGTGCAGGTAACGCCTCAGGGTCTATGGATGCGTCAAATATCTTTAAACCTGCGCTTTCAAGAGGTGAACTACAGTGTATTGGGGCAACCACACTTGAGGAATACAGAAAAAATATTGAAAAGGATGGCGCATTAGAAAGAAGATTTCAAAAAGTTATGGTGGACCCATCAACAAAAGAAGAAACTCTACAAATATTAAAAAATGTTAAAGAAAGATATGAAGACCACCATAAAGTCACTTATAGTGATGATATATTAAAATTATGTGTTGAGTTAGCAGATAGATATATTACAGATAGAGAATTCCCTGATAAAGCTTTTGATATTATTGATGAGGTTGGTGCTAGATCACAAGTAGAAATTAAATTACCTGAAATTATTGAGGATTTAAAAAGACAAGCACAAGAAATAAAAGAAGAAAAAGTAAAAGTTATTAATAGTCAAAGATATGAGGAAGCAGCAAACCTTAGAGATAAAGAAAGAAAAATTTTAAATGATTTAGAAAGAGAAAAATCTGAGTTTGAAAAAAATAGAAATTTATTTAAAAGGGAAGTTACTGAAGATGTGGTTTATGACGTAGCATCATTAATTACAAAAATACCTATTTCTAAAATATCAACGGACGAGACAGAGCAATTAAAAACCCTAAAAGAAACTTTATGTTCTAAAGTAATAGGTCAAGATGACGCCGTATCAAAAATTTCAAGAGCAATCCAAAGAAATAAAGTTGGTTTAAATGATCCTAAAAAACCAATATTTAGTGGTTTATTAATTGGTAATTCGGGTGTCGGTAAAACTGAGTTAGCAAAACAATTGGCAAAACATATGTTTAATAGTGAAGATGCATTGATAAGATTAGATATGAGTGAATTTTCAGATAAGATTGCAACATCAAAATTAACAGGAACTTCACCAGGTTATGTTGGGTATGAGGATGGGTCTCCATTTTTAAATAAAATTAAAAATAAACCTTATTCAGTTATTTTATTAGATGAGATTGAAAAGGCACATCCCGAAATATTCAACGTATTTTTACAGATGTTAGATGAAGGATTTTTAACTGATGGTCACGGAAGAAAAATTAATTTCAAAAATTGTATAATATTAATGACCTCTAATGTTGGTACTAGAATAGTTCAACAATATGGTACAGGTGTTGGTTTTTCAACAAACACTAAGCAAGAACAAAAAGATGAGGAAATTAAATCAGTATTAGAAAAAGAATTATTTAAAAAGTTTGCACCTGAATTTATAAATAGATTTGACGAGATAATATACTTTAAAGATCTTACTGAAAATGATTTATTAAAAATTGTAGAAATTGAATTAGTAAAAGTATATGAAAGAATTAATGGAATTGATTTTGAATTAGAAGTAGAAGAAAGTTTGAAAAAACATATCATTTCTGTAGGTACAGACACTAGATTTGGTGCAAGAATATTAAAAAGAACAATTCAAAAGTGGGTTGATGATGCTGTGACTGATAAAATTATTTCCGACAATCCAGAAAAAGGTTCTAAATTTACATTATCATATAACGAAAAAGATAAAAAAACAGAGGTTAAAATAAAAAAACCCACAAAAAAAAGAAAAAACATTTTGTAGATTCTAAAAGTTTTCGTAAGTTTGTATTATAAATAATTAAATACACTATTATGAAAACGTTATTAACCTTAATTTCTTGTTTATTTTTAAATTTTGTTTTTTCACAATCAAATGAGTATTTGATTAAAGAATCAATATTAAGTTCAATGAACCAAATTCGTTTAGATAAAAACTTAGGTAAAATAGACACTACTTACGAGTCTAATTTTATTAGTTCAATATTTTATAAATTGCATGATAAAATCGATAAAGACAAAATTATTTTTGAAACGGGATATAGTAATGAATGGGCGGCATACGATTATCAAAAATTTACATTATATATTAGTAAATCTGAAAAAAATGTTACTAATCTTGTGGATTCAGTTTTTAAAATTTTAATTTCAAAATACAATTGTTCACACGTTAAATGGTTTAGTTTTGATAACAATAAATACTCAAAGCCAATTATATTGGGTATTTGTGTAACGAATAAAACAATTGACGATCAAAAAAGTTATTTAACGTATGATGTTATTATTACATCCATTAAAAACGTTCCTGAATTAGAAAAATGTGTTTTATTTAACAATTAATTTTATGATGTCTGACATTTTGTAGACATATAAAATATAGTACCTTCTAATGGTGAAAAAACATAAAGTTGTATTGTTTCGTTTTCTGTTTGTTTAGTAAAACTAAATTGCCATTTTAACTCAGCTTTATTTTTTCCTTTTGAAACTATATCAAATTTAGACCTTAGTAATATTAAAGAATAGATTTTTCCTTCTTTAGCTAACTCAACTAGAACATCTGGAGTTATTGGTAGTTGTTCTAGTCTTGCACCATCCATACCTACACTTCTATTATTTATAGTGTTTAAAAATGCCGACTTTTTTTTCTTATCCCAAGTTTTAGGTATTCCAAAACCTCCATTTTTAATTAATTTTCTAATAATTTTCCATTTACTTTTTTCAAAAAAGTTCATATCAACATAAAAACCAGGTAGTGATGTTTTTGCCCATGTTGTCTTTGGGTTCATGCCAATCATCGCGGTTAGGTATGGTGCCCAATTTTCTTTTTTCAATAATGTTTTTGCGGTATCAGATATAAGTGTTTTTATCTCCGTTAAATTACCTATTGGTACATATTCGTCGTCTTTTGTTGTTAATGTACCACCAACTGATTTAATAAAATTATCTACGTCAGTTTTTAATCCTTTGGATTTAAGATCCGCCAACTCACTAACAAAATTTCTCATACCCCTACCTTTACCCTTTGATGTCATACCAATAAATCCACTGAACGCCTCTCTACCGTCACCACCCTCACCTACTTTTATGTAAAAGGCATCAGGGAAATCTACAGGGTCAAAATATATTGTCATTTGATCCCCAACACCTATTGGTGTAGAAAAGGTTTGTGAATAACCAACATAAGGAGGTTTTAAACTTTCTTTCCCCGCATACTCGGTTGGCGGTAAGTTACATTTTAAATTTTCTGTGGTTGCGGTAATTGGTGGTGGTACATCATCTTCTTTTTCTTTTCCTTTAGAAAACGTGGCCTTTACATATCTATCATTTGGATTGTTTTGAGAGGTACTAACCTTATTTGTTCCATTAATTATCACTGACTTATCTAACTCATTTTGTGTAATACCCAAATCTTCTGTTAATATTTTCTTTATTAGATCAACTGCGGTTTGCATTCTGGCCCTTGATAGTGTTTCGTTTTGTTCTTGAGCGGACATACTTGATGTTATACCTAAATCTGCACATAATTGTAATGCGCTTTGGCTAAGTCTAGAAGCATCAGCACTAGCTTCAACGTTAATTTGAATGTAGTGATTTTTAAAACCAGGGTCGGGATTTTTTATAAAATTAACTAAAGATGCCAAATCTCCCTTTAATTTTACTTTAATTGCTTCTGTTGGTCTATATTCTCCAGCAGGAAAATTCAATCTTACTTCTGGTAAATTTAATCCACCTTCATTAATATTAAATCTACCACTTTTTTCATTATAATTAGATATTAATGTTTTACCTGCCGCGTTATAATGCATTTCAAGTATTCTTTTCTTTTCACCATCATTAAGACTTAATAAAATATTTTTCATAAATTTTTGTTTTTATAAATAAATATATTACCTTTACAAAAAAAGAAAATGAACCTATCTAAATTCAAAGAGTTACTATCAATCCCTTCTAAAACATATCAAGAAGAAGATATGGTAGAATATCTTTGTAATGAACTTGACACAATTCCAGGCGTCTCCTACTACCGAGATAATATGATGAATATATATGCAACTAAAGGCGAATTAAACGAAGGTGAATACTACCCAATGTTTATTGCCCACACGGACACCGTTCATCAAAAGGTAGATAAAATTATCGTAAAAGAAGAGAACCTCATCAGACCAAACACTTTTGGTAAAACATTTAATAATGATGAGGTTCCGTGTTTGAAGGCATATACCGAAGACGGTAATCCAACAGGTATTGGTGGTGATGATAAATGTGGTATTTTTATCTGTTTAGAATTACTTAAAACATTAGATAAAGTAAAAATTGGTCTATTTGTTTCAGAAGAAACGGGTTGTCATGGATCTTCAAAATGTGATGAAAACTTCTTACAAAATGTTGGATACATTACTCAATATGATGCTCCGGGAAATCATTTAATATCCGAGATTTGCTCGGGAGTTCGTTTATTTGATCGTGATAGTGAATTTTTTATTAAATCAATTGATGTTATTGAAAGGGCATTTGGAAATGAAATGCTTGTTCAATCACACCCATATACTGACATATCACAACTAAAAAAGAAAATTGATGTTTGTTGTATCAACATGTCTTGTGGTTATTATAACATGCATTCAAACCAAGAATTTGTATCAATAGAGGATGTAAAAAATGCAATTACCGCAGGATTAAATATGGTTAAAGAATTGGGTTTAAAAAAATATAAGTACGAATATAAACCAATTGTTTATACACCACAAACTGTTATGAATTCTTTATTACAATTTGAAGATGATGAAGAAATTGAAGATTACCCTGTTCATCAATTAGAAAGTATTGATGTAATTGAAGAAAAAGATGGTATTACAATATCAGATATTTTTGACGGTAATAATCTTTTTATAAATGATGATGATTTGGTTTATCTTTATGAGATATTAAAGGAACGTTTTATTTCTAAGTATTGAAAATCTATCAATATGTTCCAACATGTTAAATAACTTCTCGTTATAAATCATATTTATTAAACTATCAATATCAGTTTTTCCTACTTTAGTTTGCCACTTATAAGGTTCTTTAATTTTATATTTAATTAAACTAGTGCTTGGTTCAATATCGCTAATTAATATTTCATATTTACCATCTTTTGTTTTGATCCAAGTATTAATTCCTCCAAGTTGGGATACTTTATCAATAACTTCTAAATATTTTTCATCGTAATCTTCAGGATTATTTTGAATGTCTTCTAATTTTTTTTCAAGAACTTCTGTAACTTTTGTATTCCATGTAGTTTCAAATCTATTGTCATCCCAAAATTCATATTGCATTTCATAATATGCGGGTAAATGTCTAATACCTTCTTTTTTAATTGATTCAAATAATAAATCTAAAAGTTTGTCTTCATCAGTTCCAAAACGAGCATATAACATCATACAAGACCCCCAATCCATTTCATATTTCCAAAAACAAGTTTTTTTACTATATCTTTCAACACCAACATTTCTTAAGCAATCACAATACGTTTCTCTAATTCCTTTTGGTATTTCATCTACAACTGCTTGGTAATTAGCGTCAGTGTAAGCCTCTACTATATTATCACCAATATTTATTGTATCTAAAAAATCTCTTACTTCAATATTTAATATTCCATCATATTCCTCTTTTTCTTCTAAAACATTTGTTAGTTTTATGTATAATCTTGGTGAAATAGTTTTTGTTATATCTCTAATTAATTCTAAATGATTTTTTCTAAAACGATCTGTAACATAACCTTCTCTCCAATCTTCAACATCTCTATCATAAAAATCATTATACCACTCCCAGTTACCCTCATACATTGATTCATAATTACTAGCATCCCATTCACCATCAGTATTATCTTCACCGTAATCTTCAGGAAAAAAGAATTGTAAATAATCTTTTAATCCGTCAAAAGTAAAAATTATACCGTCGCGAGTAACTTCAATAATATCATCAAAACTTTTACCATCAGATGTTTCAAAAGTAACACCATACGGACTAATTCTATTTTTAGCCAAATACATGATGTTTTTATAATCAGACCAGTTGTCAGGGTCTTCTTCATGATCGTTTTCGAAAATAAACTTTTTTTTCAACATATTTATATAAATATATTGGATAATAGAAACAAATATATTATCTTTGTATAAGTTCTTTGAAAATCGTTATTTAAGATATACGGGCCTATAATGGATTTGACGGGCATTGGTTGAATAAAAGAAGCATGTCGGGACTGAATTAATCTCGTTAAAAACTGATTCACACTACAAATGGCAATGTGCTAAACAACCTTGAGACTTTGGGTCTAATCTCAACTCAAGAAGTAACTGTAGCTTAAGAAGTTTACGGATACGCGAGCCGGTTCACATACGCTCAGGAACAGAAGTGACTAAGGTAGATTACCACTAAACCCGAAATTGAGTGGTCTATTGGTTTTTGGTTTACGATAGTGAAGAACAAACCATACTTGTTTTTGATCAAGATAAAATCAAATATTTTGGGGTGTTAGAAAACACCAACCTAAACATGTAGGTGTCTTTTAAACAAGATGATCTGGACGAGGGAGTCGGAGCCCTCTAGGTCCACCACTTAACCCACTATTTTATTATGGTGGGTTTTTTTATTTAAATTTTTGTGGAGACGGACTACTTTTTTGTGGAGATGTGGATATTTATATAATAAAGATCATGGCAAATAGAAAAAAAGAATTAGTGGTGTGCTCAAATCCTGAATGTAAAAAAGAATTTTACAAAGATTCATCTGAAGTTACAAGAAATAAAAAAATTGGTAGAAAAAATCATTGCTCTTTAAAGTGTTGTGGTCATACAAGTCACGAACATTTAAAAAAGTATAGTAAAGAAAATGTGAAATACTTATTACCTCACTGCGGTAATATGAGAGACAATTTCACCGGATTAAGAGAACATTTCAGAAGGATTAAAAAAAGAAAACATTATTACGATGTTGGGTTAGAAGATTTATTAGAATTATGGAACAACCAAAAGGGTATTTGCCCATATAGTGGGGTTAAATTATTACATCCAAACGAAGGTGGTAATAATTTAAATACAGCATCTTTAGATAGAATTGATAGTAAAATAGGTTATGTTAAAGGAAACTTACAGTTTATTAGTATCATTTGTAACCAAGCAAAGAACAGCCTTACACATGAAGAAATGTTAACTTTCTTAAAAACGGTATGTGATTTTTATTCAAAAAAAGAATAATTAAAAAACCCACTCTTTTGAAGTGGGTTTTCTTTTTTAGGTTAGTTCCTAATTAATTTTCTGTTGTGTCAACAACAACGTCTGTAGATACTTTTGTAGAATCAACTTTAGTTGTATTAGCAGTTGCACATTCAGTGGCACAATCACTTGCACATTCAGTTGCGTTTCCTGTTCCTTTTTCACCACAAGATGTCAAAAGAGATACTGTCGTTAAAAAAGCTGCAGAAAGTAAAACTAATTTTTTCATTTTTTTGTTTTGTAATTTATGTTTATTATATTTAATATATATCTCTTTTTTTTCAATTATTCAATAATTAATTAGAAAAATTTTCTTATCTTTGTACTATGCAAACATTTCTTCCTTATTCTGATTTCAGAAAATCATTAGAGTCTTTAGACAATAAACGTCTTGGTAAACAACGTGTTGAGGCTTATCAAATTATATCGGCAATTACAGGTCGTTTACGTAAAGATGGTAAACCTTACAAGGGTTGGTTAAACCACCCATGTTCAGTAATGTGGCGTGATTATGTAAACGCCCTCAAACAATATTACAACGACTGTATTGACGTATGGAAAGAACGTGGTTTCAAAAATACTATGGAATATGAAACAATTGAGGGTGAATTTATCTTACCTAATTGGTTAGGTTGTGAAGAATTTCATTCATCTCATAGGGCAAATTTATTACGTAAAGATTTTGATTACTATTCTAAACACGGTTGGACTGAAAATCCTGAAGATCCTTATGTGTGGTTAGACGATAAGAATATGTGGTATAAACAAATGGTTGGTAGTAAAGAACGTTTGTTTTTTAAACCTGAATTAGTTTAAGTAAGTATTGTGTTTCTCCAAGTTACTCCGTCATAAATATAAAGTCTTAATGCGGATAGATCAACGTAGGTTGAACCAGAAACCGGTTCTGCCGGTATTGTTGTTGGTATTACTAAACCTGCTCCTGAAATAGTTCCAGCAGATGAAAAATCGATTGTTTCGTCTACTGTCAATACAGTGGTGGTCACATTAGTCATTCCTGTCATGATTTTATTTTGCCAATCTAAAACACCTATTTCACTACCATCATATAAAATCCTATTATTCCAATCAATACTCAAGTTAGGTCCCGAATCTTTTATTGTTCCTTGTGTCCAATCCAAAATAACCGAACCACCAACTCCCACCAGCTGAGTCGTCTCCCAATCAACCGTTGGTGTTAGATCAGATGCGTATAAATTCCTAAGTGAGGTATCTATTGTGTTTGTTTTGAGAGTTGATCCGCTAAAAGTACCTTCTATTGTTGAGTTACCTTTTGAAACAAAACCATTTTTAATTATAAATTCATTTGCCATAATTACTTTCCCTATCCAGTAATTGTTATTTTAATATAAATATATCATATACCAAAACGAGATCTATAAGCATTAAAGTTTTGTGAAATTTCTGAAGTTGTCAAAACTCTATTATATAAAATTAAATTTGAGATATTTCCTTTGAATGGATTAAGATATCCATTTGACTCTTCACCTAACCAATATTCACCGGTTGACACAGGAAATGACGTAGGGGGGTTATTGGATACACTAAAAACGTCAATTCCGTTAACATAAGGTCTTATTCTATTCGATTGTGTAGCCTGAGATAAATCAAAATTAATACTTATGTTAGTCCATATATTACTAGTGACCGAACCACTAATACTTCTACAAAATGTACTTGCTGAATTTACAGAAATGTCCAAAACACCTGTAGTACGTAAAAAAATTAAAACTTGAGAATTAGATGCTGTTAGATTTTTTGGTATGTGAAATAAAATCCTACTACTTAATAAATCCGTGACATTAATCCACATTGATAACGATAATTTATTTGTACCATTTAAAACACTAAATATACTATCCCCCTTAACATAATCGTTCGTCCCATCAAATACAATACTTCTTCCATTATCGGAATTAAATGTGGGTCCATTTATTAATGTGGCATTATACTGATTACGTGAAATATCGGCCCATTCTGTCCCATAACCAACGTAAGAGTCGCGTTTAGCACTATCTAATAATAGTAGTAATCCTTGCCTAACTATTCCGCCATAGTAATTTCCACTTACAGTGCTCATACTAAATCAATATTGTTTGTCCATTCAGGTCCCGATAATATTACCAAAATCTCTTCATAGGTATAAGGACCCTCTTTTGTTGTTAATGAATCAACACTTGATGGAATAGTATTTCCATCCCATTTTACAAATGTTTTTGTTTCATCAACACTTTTTCTAACTGTGTCGATTGATGTTTCTAATACTTGTGAAAAATCAATAAGTGGTAATTCAGATACGTTAAATATCATAAATTCTCTGTTTGTGTAATCTTGTGTTTCCATATGTTATAAATATCTTCCTTTAGTTGCGTTATAGTTTTGTAGTACTTCGGATACTGAGAAGTATTTGTTATAAATGAGTACTTGAGATATATTTCCGTTAAAAAACCAACCATTACCATTAGTTAAAGAACCTAAAGTTAGGGTGGTAGTTAAGTTAGTTTTAATACCGGTACTGTTTGGTGTAGATTGTTTATCTAAGGATCCATTAATATATATTCTATAGTTATTAGTATTTGTCGTTCCGTCATACGTACAAACTATATGTTTCCAAAGACCGTCATCTAAAATATTAGCAGTACTTAAAAGTTCAGTAAATGTTCCATTAGTGTGCCAAACGACAAAATTTAAATATCTAAGAGTACTACCTCTGTATATTACATTCCATAATCTAGCACTACCTGTTTCATCTCTACAAACAATAGCATTTAAATTAGCTGTTGTAGTTGTCTTCATCCAAAATGAAATAGTTATTGCACTTGTTATTTGTAAAATAGTTGATCCAATTCTATCATCAACACCATCAAACACTATACTACCACCATTTCCAGTATCAAACGTAGGCCCATTTACCAATGTACCATTATTTCTATTACCCGAAATATCATTCCACGCTGTACCTGTTCTAGGATATGAATCATGTTTAGCGGCATCTAAGTCTAACACTAAACCTTGTGTTACAATTCCTCCATAATATGTTATTCTTCCTGCCATATTTTAAAGTCCAAATCTGGTTTTAGTTGCGTTATAATTTTGTATAATTTCGGATGATGAAAGTGCACGATTATATATTTTTGAGATGTATATATTACCTGAAAAAAATGAATCAGAGATTCCTGTTCTATGTACATATCTAACACCAATTGTTAATTGTTGTGTATTGTTTTGTATCGCACCGGAAGTCGATAATCCCGAACCACTTTCAACCCCATTTACAAAAATTCTCATTATACTACCATTATACGTACAAACCACGTTGTATATTGTGTTTAATTCTATTAAAATATTTGTTGGACTATACAATGGGGTTGAAGAACCGATTCTCATTCTAAATGAAGGTCTATTTGCCGTTGTATTATTGGCCAAATTTAACTCATAAACACCACTATTTAAGTCAGTTGACAACCCTTTACTAAATAAATTATCTCCGTGACTAACATTTGCAAGTGCGGTTGATTTAAACCAAGTTTCTAAAGTAATTTCAGATGTAATATTTAATGTTGGTGTTAAACCTGTTGGTGTAATAAAATAATCATCTGTGCCGTCAAAAGAAATTGAACCCATATTAGTGTCACTAAAAGTTGGCCCATTAATTAAGTTTCCATTATTGGTATTTTTACTCATATCATTCCAAGATGTTGATCCTGAAACATATGATTTTGTATTTGCAGCATCTAAATACAACACTAAACCGTCTGTAACTATTTTTGGTGAATAATGAAAAGCCATTTTTATATGCTCCTTATAATTGTTTTAACTGTCCATCCGGCTGTTGTTGCTGATGAACTTAATACCGCATTATTTCCACTAACAGCAACTGTGAATGTTACACCAGTAGTTGTTCCAATATCTGTTGTTGATGTTTCAGTGAAGTTCGCAGTCGAACCACTCCATATTGACATAATTTGTCCTGCTCTTGCACCTGTTGATCCTGTACTAATTAAAGTATATTCATAAAACGCACCTGTGTAAGCACTTGTAGGAATAGAATATATTGTGTTTGTACCTGCAGTTAAACTTGTTTTCGTTGTTGTATTTAATGATGGAGACTGATATGATCCCCATAATGTTGTGTTATCTGAAAAAGTTTCTAATATTGGAAGACCTGAAATATCATTTACACTAAATAACGAACCTGTTAGACTATCTGTAATTGAAAATAATTCGCCGCTTGATCCTTGAACACTAAATAATGGTGAAGTAGTACTATTTCCTGAACCAATAACAGTAAGAATGTTTTGGCCTGATCCTGAAATATATCCGGTCTGAGCACTCATTGACCCATATATTCTTGTATTACCACTTACTTCTAGTTTTTGTGTGGCACCTGTAAGACCAATACCCATATTTCCATTTTGGTCAATTCTTGCGGCCTCAACACTATTTGCTGTTTGAAATATTAATTTACCCGTACTATTCGCGGTACTTAATATAAAATCTCTATTTGTATAATCCCACCTTAAATAAGAACCAAATGTGTCTGAAGGTGTTCCAAAATATATTTGTGAGTTAGCAACATCAGGGTTTAATAAACCAATACTTGTACCAATCGCAGATTCTGCTAAAAATACTGTTGATATTGCTAACCCTGTAGTTGCAACCCCTGAAGAACCGTTTGATACGTTTAATTTAGTTTCTGCACCCCCACCAACTGAAAATACGCTTGTTGTTCCAACAGATACGCTACCACCTGAATTTATTATAAATGGTGTTGAGTCTGGATTTGTGTTGTCCTCAATAACAAATGCGTTTCCTATTCCTGTTTGTGTAATTCTAACTAAATCTGAAGACGTATTTGAACTAAACCAATTTATTCCTGAATTTCCACTGACAGTCAAATCTGCAGTTATTGTGGTATTACCACTAACTGTTCCACCACTTAAAGGAAGGTATTCTCCTGTTAAACCTTGAGTTATTCCTGTTACAGATATTGTGTAATTACCATTAGTCCCACTTATATTAATATTACTACCTTCAGTTAAACCACTTATAGGTAAATTAAGATATGTTGTTGCAGATATTGTTGAGGACTCAATATTTGTTTGACCTGTGATTATTCCATTTTCCCA